GTCATGGAGCAGCACCAGGTGGTTTCGTCGGCCTGGAGCCTGATCGATGGCCCATTCGCCGGCGAGGATTCGATCCACGAGCACGGGCGCCTAAAGCACGAGCTGGAGAACCTGGTGAGCCGCGTCGTGCACCTGCCTGACTCAGTCGAAGGCCTGCGCTTCCTGGAGCGTTGGTATTCGTCGCGTAGGGATCAGCTGGCCACCCTGCACAACGCGGTGGCGCCTGGTGTAGCGGTTAAGTTCCACAACGGTGACAGCGAGCCCACCGAGCTCGAATTAAACGAGGACATGGCCAAGGGTATGCGTATCGCGCTGATCGCTGCGCAGTCGCTCTTTGGCAAGTTCCCGCTGGGCATCGATCTGACCCCTGCGCCGTACGATCCGGATGACGACGACATCGACGACTGACCGCTGGAAGTGGCGCCTGTTGCGGCTTTGCAGGCGCTTTTCCACAGGCCATTTTGTTTTAAGAGTTTTAAAGAAAGTTTTAAGTATGTTTTGGCGAATGTGAATAACCGAGGCCACACCATATGTGGCGCCGTTTACAGCCTGTTTATAAGCCTGTGGATGGGTGTGTTATTTACGGAAAGGGTGGGTAATTTACGGGACAGGGTGGGTAATTTACGGGTTTGGGTGGGTGATTTACGCCAGAGGGGTGGGTGATTTACGCAAGGGTGGGTGATTTACGACTTTTCTGTGGATAACGACCCTTTAGCACCATGATGAACGGGCATACACCCCCGTTTTTGCTGGCCCGCGGCCTACTAAGCCTGTCAATTTCCGTAAATCACCCACCCTCCCTACGATGGCCACAAGGTTTCCACCACTCGCCAAAGCACCTATCATCGGCCTCGCGCCCACGTATACCGGGATAGACCATGCCTGACTGCGAACCAAAACAGCTCAATGCCCGAGAGCAGCGGATAGCCGAAATCCGTGCAAGCAAACTTGCCAGTCAGGGCGATCTGCTGGAATCCCTGAATCTTGAGACGCCACCTGAGCCTGAGAAGTCCGCGCCATCCGCGAAACATGAGCCGTCGTCCTGGGCCGCCGTTCACCCTTCGCCGCCGCTGATCCAGACGCCCAAGCGCAGCCGCAAGGAGCGACCACCGCAAGGCGACTTCTATGCACCTTTGCTGTACGACGTGGGCGCAAAAGACAATCGCGCGATCATGGACGTTGCCGTATTCCGCCTGTCCAAGTCAGACCTGCGAGCTAATACGATCCTGCGATACGAGATTCCTGATGGTCACGTCGAGGTCGCATCTGGCCCTTACGGTATGGCGTCCGTTTGGGATTACGACATCGTGTTGATGGCTGTGTCGCATCTTACTGAGGCGATGAACCTTTTCCGTGAGGGTAAAGGGCCGAAGCCGGGGCAGACGTTTACGCCCCACATCGGAGACATCCTGCATTTCTGCCGCAAGGACAACGGGGGCAATCAGAAAGAAGCTGTGGTGGGCGCGCTCCAACGTCTGTACACCACCAACGTCACAATCGAGCGTTTGAAAAACATCGATGGTGAGCAGAAGCTCATTACAGAGGGCGAGGGTCTGATCGGGCCGTTCAAGGTCATTAGCAACCCTCGGACGAAGAAAACCGAGCGTCTGCAAATCAAGGTGGCCGACTGGATGTATCAGGAAATCACCAAGGGCCTGAAACCTGATGTGCTGACGGTCAATCCGGACTACTTCTTGATCAATCAGGGGCTGGGGCGTTTTCTGTACCGCCTGGCGCGTCGGGCGGCCGGCAAGGATCAGGCCGCGTGGAACTTCGGCTTGCTGTTCGAGCGCAGCGGCAGCAAGGGCACGCGCAAAGAGTTCAACCGCCTGCTGCGATCGCTGATCAAAGCCAACGACCTCCCGGACTACTCCTTGGCTGAGGAGCAGGGCAAGACTGATTTCGTGCTGCGCATGGTGCACCGTGGCCAGCAGGAACAGTGGGCGGTGTCGGGTGATTGATTCGTTAGGTATTTGTGCCTAGTATGCTGCTTTAGGTATTTGTGCCTACATCATCAGCGGGCGAGACGATGGACAATCGAAAACAATTCCTGCATCTGCTGGAACTCCACGGCATTCCACAAACCAGCAAGGACAAGCTCAGTGCGGTGAAGATCATTGCGGCCATCACTGGCAAGCCTTGTTCCGATCGCGCCGTGCGCACCTGGCTGGCCGATCCGCTCACGCCTAGCTCTCGCCCCTGTCCTGACTGGGCGCTGGCTGCCCTGGTCAAAGGCATCGGCTACATGAAGCGCGCCGTCGAGCCAGCTCCCGGGGCGTAATAACCCCGCCTCCCACGCAAACCCCCGAAAAAACCCGCTCCCACGCCCCCGCACAATTCCCCATTGAAGGCCAGACGCTGGCGCCAGTGTGGGAAACAGACGTGATCGAGGTATCGAGATTCTATCGGGAGGTGCGCCTGTTCGCCGTCAGCGAGCCGACGTATTCCAGCGCCCGCCAGGTGGTGCGCACGCTGCCCAGTGAACGCTATGACCTGAGCATGGTTGCGCGGCGTGTGTATGGCGACCCTACCGAGACGCTGGCCATCATGGCCGCTGCCGGGCTGCCCAACGTCGATGCAGAGCTCAAGGAGCAGAACCTGGTGCTCCCGACTCCCGAGCACCTGCGTTATCTCAAGCAGAAGTGCGGGCTGAGCACTGAGACCCGGAGGGTTCGTTGATGGCTGACGAATCCGAGAAGATTGACCCGCGCGCCGCGGTCATCCAGAGCGCCAATCAAGCGGGCCAGCAGGCGAAGAACAGATTCACCTATGACCTGAACCGCCGCCTGGCGGATCAAGCCAAGATCCTCACCGCCGACGATATGTCGGGCCTGTATGACCCAAGCCGTCGCCTGTTCACGACGATCGACGGCAGCCCACGCCTGCTCACCCTCGACGACATCGCGGCATTCAAAGCCGCGGTGAAGGATGTGCAGCGCCGCCACGGCCTGCAGAAGAACGGCAAGGGTGTATTCGGCGGGATTCTTCCCAAACAGGTGATCGACCTGTCCAGGGCGCAGGACCGCAAGCGCGCCGAGAAGGAAATCCACTTTGCCGTGCCGGTGAGTAACCGCGCGGGCCTTGTGCATTTCCAGACCAACGCCGGGCCGAACTATGGCGCCGTGCGACATCACGTCATGGTGCAGTTTCTGGGGTACGACAGCGCCCTGGCCGACGGTGACAGCGCCAAGGGCGCCGCCCGCACCATGATGCGCAGCAAGATCAGGTTTGACTGCGACTGTGGCCGGCACACGTTCTGGTACCGCTACATCGCAACCATCGGCAATTTCAACTACGGCCGGGCCGAGGATGGTTTCCCGCGCGTGCGAAACCCCACGATGTATGGCGTGGGCTGCAAACACGTCTTGCGCGTGATGCAGGTGATCACCCACGGGCCGACGTTCGAAAACTTCGCCACCAAGATGATCGAAACCGGCCGTAAGACGCTGAGTAACAAGCGCCAGATCAATACGGTGGCGGATCAGCGCAAGTTCGTTGAGGCCGCCGCCAACGTGCGCAGCCGCGATCGCAAGCTCACGACCTCGGCCGAACGCCGCGAACGGCGCGCAGGTACGCCCAAGGCCATGGCTGCCGCAGCCGCGCGGATCAAGGCGGCCAATGAGTCGTTGAAGAAAACCCACGCCGCCAAGGTGAACAAACCGGTGGATGAGGCCAAGAAAATCAAAGTGCTGATGGGGCTCGGGTACTCCCGTGACGCCGCATTGGCCGCAATTGCCGCCGCAGACAAGGCGCAGGGGTAAAGCAGCATGATGAATTCCGTGGCGATCGCCGTTAACCGCGCCAACCGTCAGCGCACCCTGCGCGAACCCAACCGGGTGGACTGTGTGCTCTTTACCAAGCAGGTGGAGCGCACCAACGTCACTTCGGACCCCGATGACATCGAGGACGAACCGGGGACGCTGGGTGGCGCCGGCGTGCTGGGCAATGACGATGAGGTCAACTACACATGGGTGATGGCCTGCGACGCGGTGGTGCACTTCGCCCAGGGCTATGCAGCGGATCTGGGCAACACCTCAACCGACAGCGCCTACCTGGACTACGCCCAAGGCGTCATCGAGGCGTCAATCGAGCCCATCCCTGAGCCGGGGGCCCCCGATTACGTGCTACCGGACAAGCACATGCTGGTGGCCTTGCTTGTGGGTGGTGGCGTGATCATCAATTACGAGATTGTCGGTATATCCGGCTCAATCAACATCCCGCCATACACCCGCAAGTACCTGCTCAACCCACGGCCGGACGAAGTCGCCACCGACTCGCTGTAGCCCGTTCAAACCGCGCAAAGGCCCCGGAATTTGGGGCGTTTTGCGCCGGTACGCTGGTCCCCAAATAGGCCTATCGCGTACCCATTCCATGGCAGACGAACCAAAACCGAAACGCAAGATCCTGAGCAGCCTGGCGAGCGCCACGAGAAACGCCGCACAGCTGCTTTTGGGTGAAGTGGAGGAGCCACAGCTGCAAACCTCGGTGTCCACCTTTGACGCCGACTATGTGGGCGTTGAAATGCTGCTGGGCAACACCGACCGCCCGGCCCGGTCGCGCATCGAGATTTACATGAAGTGGCACCACATGGTGCAAGAAGGCCTGATGAACACCATCTTGCGCCTTCATGTGCAGATGGCGCTGGGTGGTCACGAGACCACCGGTGAAACGGTATTCATCGAACCCAAACCCGACGCCACGGCCGGCGACAAGAAAATGGTCGACGAGCTGCAGATGCTGGCCGGTTTCTTCAACAAGAACGCCCACCAAATCTGTTTCAACGCTGCTGGCTATGGCGATGCATTCGCCCGCTTGTACGTGCGGCCCAAGGAAGGGCTGTTTGCGATGAATTCGGACATCTTCCCGCCCATGGTCCAGCCCTATGAGGTTCTGAACCAGACGGTGACGTACGTGGTTACCCTGGGCCCCAAGGTGACATCGCGGGTCAGCCACATGGACATGGTGCGCATGAAAATGCCGCGCATGGGTTACCTGCCGCAGATGCGCGCCGTGGAGAACGCCCAGCGCATCAACCTGGAAGCCACCGACCCCGCTGACATGGTGCCGCTGCCGGCGCTGATCGGCGGATCGTTCCTCGAGGCCGCTGAGCAGGATTTCGACAACCTGGAGGCGGCGCTGCGTGGTCTGATCGGGCAGCGCATCGCAGGCTCGATCGACGAAACCATGATCGGCGCGAACATGACTGACATGACGATCGACCAGCAAGAGAGCTTCATGCGCTCGCTGGAGACCATGCTCAGGACCATGAAGCAACGCGCCGAGGATGCGGTGAAGCGTGGGCGTTACTCCACGTCGCGCCACTTCCACATCATGCCGACCTTCAACGACAAGCAGCTGCAACAGATCAGCTCGTTTCAGGGCACGTCTAACTCGGGCGTAGGTACCAACATCGAGGACGTGATGTTTCACGCCCGCAAGCTCGCCGGCACCGCAGGCATTGACCTGTCCATGGTGGGCTTTGCTGACCAGCTGACCGGTGGGCTGGGTGAAGGGGGCTTTAACCGCACCAGCAGCCAGGCCGCTGAGCGCTCCCGGATCATCCGCACCGCCTTCACCGCATTCTGCAACGACGTGATCGACCGCCACATGATCGCCAAGTACGGGCGCACCTGGAACGACGACGAACGCCCCTACGCCATCAACTTCTATGGCTCGATCGCTGCACTTGAAGCTGAAAAACAAGCCAGCCGTGAGCGCGCTATCAACACCTCACTGATGCTGGTGCAGATCCTGGGTGCCATGCGTGACCTGGGCATGCCGTCCGAAGCCAACGAGCAGGTCCTGCTCAAGTCCGAGCTGGACGCCGATTTCGCCAAGGTGCTGGCCAACGGCATGAAAAACGCCAAACCGCCCGCACCCCCGGGCATGGGCTTCGACGGCCCGGATGAGAACCAGGAGCCGCCCGAACCGGAACGCGCTCTGACCAATGCAAATGACGATGACGAGGCCGCCGCCTGATGAATAACCGTACCGAGGTAATCCGCTACAACGTAAAGGACCGGGGGCGCGACTTCACCGGCGTAGACCGCGATATCGACATCCCCATGCTGGTGCTGCTGCTCAATGGCCCGATCGTGCAGGAGTCGGTGCGCAAGGGCGATATCTACGGGTACATGGGTCACGGGTTCCGTGAAAAGTACGGTCTGGACCTGCCAGAGGCCACCATTGACCCCGTATCGGGCAAGACGATCACGTTTGAGCCTACGGTGAAGACGGTGATGATCAAAGCCTACCCAGACGGCACCATTGAGCATCAGCAGGAGTTCATGCCGACATCGTCCGGGCGCATCGCTCGGCGCCTGTACCAAAACAAGCAATGGGGTTTCAGTTCGGTTTTCTATGCGCCGTCCATCAACGGCAAGCGCACGCCAAAGAACTACTTCGGCATGGATTTCGTGCGCAGCCCCAACTACGACACGAACCGTGGCTACGACGCCATGCTGGACAGTACCGACGCTGGCGCGCTGCAGGGCAGCTTTACCGAGGACTATGCCGCGATGATGGATAGCGTGGAGAGCATCCTCGCGGCCAATGAGGAAATGGCCGAGGGCATGAGCACCGCCTACCTGCACCAATGCCAGGTCAACGACGATCTGGTGACGCGCTGCGCCAAGCTCGAGGAGAGTATCAAGGCGCTCAAGAAGGGCCAGCCCGGTGGCGCCATGCTCGACAGCACCGCGCCGACGCTGCTGGAGCGCGGCACGTTCTATTCGCGCGACAGGGCATCGGAAATGCTCGACAGCGCCCAACACTACATGACAGTGCCGCTGCCAGGCCTTGAGCCGCTGCCGGATGATCCCAAGGAGGCCGAAGAAAAGACCTTGCTGCGCAAGGGTCTCGAAATGGTGCAGAAAGTCGTAGGGTTCGCCTGATATGGCGGACCTTAAACACGACAGTTCCGGGTTTCTGGTAGGGCCGAAGCTGACCGATGACCTGGACAAGATCAGTCGCGAACTGGAACTGCTGCGCGCTATCCGTGGTGACACCAGCGAAACAGTCAACCAGCTGGGGCGTATCTTCGATGCACTCAGCGGTATTGACGCGGTGGGGCCGTCCGAGCCTACGCGCCCGGCCGGAAGCCCGAACACGCAAGAGGAGCGCCTGTCCCGGACTATGGCGCCGGCGCTGCCAGGTGCGGCCAATGATCCAGCGTCTTCGCCAGCATCGGCCAGTACGGTCGCACCCGTGGGCATTACCGCCCAACTGACCACCCAGGCGCCAGCTATTCCAGCCACGGCACAGGTGGCCAGACCGCCTGCAGGTCCAGCGCCGGCGAAAATCGACAGCCAAGCACCTGTTATCGCCGATCCCGGCCACGCGCGCCGCGATCGGGAAAAAATGGAACAGAAGCGTCAAGCCAACGGGCGGTTTGGTTCGGAGGGTGTCGCTGATACTAAGGGCGATGAGTCGCGCGCGGCCAAGGCGCTGTCGGCAGCCGGGGAATCGCTCAAGAACGCAGGCGAAGGCCTGGCCAGCGGCGCTGACAACATCGACCCGGCCGTGTCCGCGGCTAAGGAGCTGGGTGGCATTGTCGCGCCGGTTATCGGCACCCTCAAACCACTGGGGCGCCTGTTCGGGCGTAGCAAGTCCCCCGAGGAGAAAGCGCAGCGTCAGAACACGTCGCTGCTGCGCCGGATCTGGGGCGAGTTGCGCGAAGGCAACAAAAAGAGCGGTGGCGGCCGGATGGGGCTGCTGCTGACGGGGCTTATGTCCTTGATGGGCATGCTGCTGGCGCCGCTGCGCGCACTGTCGCGCATCATGGGGCTGACGCGTGCGCTAGGCGCATTGGCAGGACTGGCAAAGGGTCTGGGCGGCCTGCGTGGTGCCCGCGGCGCCAAAGGCAGCCCAGTAAGAGACCGTCGAGCTGCCGTCTCCGAGCGGGGGCGGCGTACGGCCGAGGCGAACCGGGTACGGCGCAACCCTGAAACCGGGCGGTTTGAATCCCAACCAGGTGCGAAGCCGGCGCGTGAAGGCAGAACTGCGCGGGCAGGCAAGGTCGGGGCTGATGGTAAACCCGCCACGGCGGCCAGCAAGGAAGTCCCTGGCCAGGTCATGGGTCCAGACGGCAAGCCCGCCAAGGGTAAGCCGGGTGCCGCGCCAGCTGCAGAGTCCGCCAAGGTCGCCAAACCCTCGAGACTGGGCAAGGTGGCCGGTGGCGCCGCCAAACTGGGTAAGGGCCTGCTGCGCAAGCTGCCATTTATCGGCGCGTTGCTGGGTGCAGGCATGTTTGCCAGCGCAGCGATGGCCAAGGATGACCCGGGCGCCAGTGCCGAGGAGCGCGCAGCCAACAAGAAAGACCGATGGGGAACCATGGGCGGCGTAGCGGGCGGCATGCTCGGCGGTGTGCTGGGCATGTTCGGTGGTCCTGCCGGCGCGATCGCGGGCGGCATGCTGGGTGATCAGCTCGGTACCGCCGTCGGCGAGTGGCTGAGCACCGTCGATATGACCAGCATGATTGCCGACATCACGAGCACCTTTCACGGGTGGGCGGATTCGGCCAGCAAGATGGCCAGCGGCGCGTTCGACTACGTCCAGGGCAAGTGGGGCGACCTGGTGGCCTCCGGCAGCAAAGTGCTGTCGAGCATGGGGGATTGGGTCAAGGAGAAGTGGGGCAAGGTCGCCGAGACCTACAACAACGTCAAGGATGAGGTAGGCGACAAAGTCCAGACCGCCAAGGACTATGTCGGCGATAAGGCCACCAAGGTCAAGGATGCAGGGCAAAACGCGCTCAACACGCTGACCGGTGGGCGTTATACGGGCGGCTCCAACGCTCGCAAGGATGAGCTCATTAAGGCGATGGATGCGGGCGGTATCACCGACCCACAATCCAAAGCCGCGTTGATGGCCAATGTCGACCACGAGAGCCAGGGCTTCACCAAGAAAGAGGAAAACCTCAACTACAGCGCCAAGCGCCTGCAGGAGGTATTCCCCAAGTACTACAAGGACGCCGACAGCGCCCGCGCCGATGCCGGTAACCCCGAAGCGATCGCCAACAAGGTGTATGGCGGCCGCATGGGCAACACCGATCCGGGTGACGGGTTCAAGTTCCGGGGGCGTGGCGACATCCAGCTGACGGGCAAGGATCAATACGCTGCCATGGGCAAGAAGCTGGGTATCGACCTGGTGAACAACCCAGAACTGGCCAGCGATCCAAAGTACTCCGCGCAAATTGCCGTGCAGCATTGGAAAGAATCCGGCGCCGACGCACTGGCATCCAAGGGCGACATCAAAGGCGCGCGGGTCAAGACCAATGGCGGCACCAACGGTCTGGACGATGTAACGGCCAAATACGACAAGTACCTGGCACAGGCGCAAGCGGGGGATCTGACGCCGACGCGCCAGGCCAATGAGGTGCGTGTTCCCGCTCCAGCAGCGGCCAATGATGCAATCAACGGCACCATGGCCATGGTCAAGGGCCAGCCGTCGGCCACCGCGGGCGTGGCGCAGGCTCCTACGCCTTTGCAGAATGCGCCGGGCAAACTCAGTCAGGCGCAACCTATTGGAGTGCTGCCGATCCCGGCCAGTACCGCGGCGCCAGTGTCGCCGAGCGCAAACCCAGGCAGTGTGCTGGCCACAGCGCCGTCCATGATGCTAAGCACTGCCGCGCCGGCGAACGTTGCGCCCATTCAGGTGCCGTCGTACAGCGCCCCAGCACCCGATGCCGGCAAGGCGCGGATTGATCCTACGCCACAGGTGACCAAGCCCATGACCCCTGCCAAGGCCCCGGCTGCACCGGCAAACCAGATGATGGTGCCACTGACCCAGAACCTCGCCGATCGGGGGATTGCCCACGCCGCGACTGGGGGGATAGGAATGTCCGGTACCGCCCGCTTGTAGCGCTCGAACCGCGCAAACCGCCACGCAATGTGGCGGTTTTTGTTTGTCACCATTTCAGCCAATAAACCGTTCTGGTGCCCTATGGCTGACGTGGCTGACGATGTTTTCAATGTGGATCTGCTGTTTCGGATGATTGCCCACTGGCTGGGAACCAAGCCGAACAGTTACCTCGGGTCAACGTATGGGGCCCCGCTGGATGATCTGCTGCAAAAGCCCCTCGCCTCCCCGATCGCCGACGCCTTCCTGGCCAAGATGAAAATCGATATCCCGGTACTGGCTGCGTTGCCGCTGGGGACGATCAACCTGGAAGCCACCAACAACGGTATCGATCGCAAAAACTTGTACATCAACATCAACGGCCGCTCCGTCAGCGTTGATGCCCTAGTGGGAGAGGTTGACCGTGGCAGTTACTAAAGACGAATTCATCCAGGATGCGGTCAACGAGATTGCGGCCTACCCGACGATCGCTGCGCGGTACTCAATCGGTGACCCGCTGATCATGCAAATGATCGCCGCCGAGGCCTCGATGCTGGCGCACCTGAGCGATCAGGTAGACGTGACTGGCGCTGAGCCCTTCACCAAGGCGCGCGACGTGACCGTGCGGGCCGATGCCTCGGTGAAGGGCATCTTGCCCTTCGCCACGCCTACCATCGCCCTGATCAAGGTCACCAACGGCTCTAACACGACCATGCGCATCATCGCCGGGCGCGAGCTGATCGACCAGCAGGGCCGCTATTGGCTCGTAACCGGTGGCGCGACCATGCTGGCCGGTGCTGTGGGCTATCTGACCGCCAAGCAGGTCAAGGCGCGAAGCCTGGCGCATACGGTGAGCAAGTCCATGGCCTTCTACAGCATCGAGATTCCGGAAGCTGAGGTGGGCTATATCGCCGACGTGACGGTGCCGGGGTTCGAGCTGTCGAACGCCTTCGCCAACACACTGGGCGGTGACAAGGTGTTCAACATCAAATGTGATGAGAGCAGCATTATCAGCGTGCAGTTCGGCGTTCAGAACCTGGCCGGTTATCAGCCGGCCCTGGGCGAGAGCATCACGGTATCTATTCTGGACACCGAGGGTGACTTAACCCTGTCCGAGGGGATGAAATTCGCGTTCCGCTATGCCGGTACCGGCGTGGGCAACCTGGAATCGCAAATGGTGCTGGAACTGTCCGAGGTCACGCAGCCCGGCGCCGACCCGATGGATATCAACACCATGCGGGAAATTTGCTCATACCCGGCCATCTACGACGAAAGCGCGGTTTTCCTGTCGAATTTCGACTTTCTGGTGCGTAAAAAGGTGGTTCCGCTGACTTTTTTGAGCATCTGGAACGAGGCGCGCGAAGAAGACGTGCGCGGCGCCAGCTATGCCAATATCAATTCAATCTTTGTCGCAGCGTCCAAGGATGGCGGCGATGACGACACCCTTCACGCCAGCATCAAGGAAATCATTCACCGAGCCGACAGCAGCCTGCGCTATCGACGCCGTGAGGTGGTGAATTCCATCATGTCGGTCAAGCTCACGCTGTACATCACGTCGGTGTATGACGGTGCGGCCGTGATCGAGCAGGTGCGCACCCTCATGCTCGACAAATACGGCGCCGGTTCCGCCTGGTCGCAGCGTGGTGAGGCCAAAATGCTGGAAAAGGACATCTACGATCTGTTGCGCGCCAACGTCGACGCCTTGAATCCCCGCCTCGGTAACCTGGTGATCAACTCCATCACCAGCGCCATCCCTGTCGTGCTGCCCGAGCACCACCGGTACATCACCGACGCCAGCCTCACCGTGGTCACCGAGGAGGCTGAATAATGGAGTTGAGCCCGCTGCAGCGCAGTGCGGTCGCCGACGACGTGGAGGCTGAATTCAAGGCCTTGTTTCTGCAGCTGTACAAGGAGCGTGTAGGCGATGGCGTAAACGAGCTGGCGCTCTACGGCATGCCGCATCTGGGCTCGATCAGCATCATTGAACGCTATGTCTCCAATGACGGGCTGGCGGTACTGCGCACGACCACGGTGGAACAGATCCGCTATCTGTTCCATGCCTGGCGCTACAACAACCCGCAGCGCGGTACCGCGTTCCTGGGCGCGTATTTGAACGCGCTGTTCGGGCCGGTCTACACGATTTCGCAGCTGTGGTGCCACAAGAACGGCACCTACCCCACCGATGCACTCAGTGAAACGGAAATCACCGATATCGGCGGCAACATGGATGACTACTACCTGACCAGTCGCCTGCGCGTGGACATCGAAACCCCGATCGTGCCCGAGCGAATCCTGCGCGCCAGCCGCACGGCAGTGGCAGCCAAGTTCGTGCTCGAGCTGCGCATTGCCCAAACGATCGGGCTGGGGCTCCTGTTCGCAGCGCCAGGGCGCACCGTCATCGCCGGGCGCTTCTCAACGACCATTCGGCCGGGCCGCTAAACCGCGCAAACCCCCTGAAAATAGGGGCTTTTTCAGTCCGTAGCATTTCCTCCAATTATGAAATTGGGGGCACCATGGCTGATCCGTTAATTATCAATCCCAAGCTGACGAATGCGGGCCAGCAGGCAGCTTTGGCGGCGTCCAATCAGGGCGTTTCGCTGAACCTGACCCATATCTCGTTCGGGCAGGGCAAATACGATCCGATCGGCACAGAGGTGGCGCTCAAAACTCCTGTGAGCGCCAAGGTGACTCTGGCAGGCGGCACCCGCCCCAATCCCCGCCAGCTGCGCATGCTGTCCGCCTGGCGCGAGAACATCGGCGGCGAAAAGCCCATTACTGAAATCGGCTTTTGGTCGAACAACATCCTGGTATTCATCTGGTCGACCGCGGCCGGTCAGTCGGCATTCACCAAAACCGATGGAGTGACCGCAGTTCACTTTGTGGACCTGGCGCTGTCTTCCGTTCCGAGCGTGAACATCGCGATCAGTGTCGACCCGGCTGAGTCGGTAGCACTGGCCGCGCTTGCTGCGCACGAGGGCGCATCCAACGCTCACCCGGACTACGTCAAGCATTCGCTGTTCCCTGACGCGCAGTCGGACCTATTCGCCGAAGTGGTGGGTGGATCGGCCAACGCCATCCAGCTGACCATGCCTGACGAGGTGGTGCTCGACGCTTACCGCAAAGGCCAGGTATTCCGCTTTGTGGCCGCCTACACCAACACCACGACCGTGACCGTCAACATCAATGGCCTGGGTGCTAAGCCCGTGGTTAAGGCTGGTGGTAACGCGCTAACCCCGAGCGACATCAAGGTCGATTCTGTCTACGACATGGTGTACGACGGCACCCGCTTCCAGCTCAACGGCGGCGTGGGCGGCGGTCAGTTCTACATCGAGTACCCAAACACCGCAGCCGCAGCCAAACAGACCAACTACGTCGGCACCTACTCGCCTGGCAGTGTGATGGTATTCGTGGGCACGCTCACGGGTGGGCAGAAGCTGCCGCAATCGAGCTTCACCGCCACCGACGGCCAGAACGTCACTCTGACTACTGCAGCTGCCGCCAACATTGCGGTAGGCACGCTGGTCACCATCGTCGCGCTGAGCACCTTCGCGGTGGCAGACACCTACACCAAGGGCGAGTACATGGCCATGGTGGCCACGCAGGCGCAGGCGCGGGACCTGGCCTCGACCATCGTGGACCGCTGGATGCCCCCGCAACGGGTGCATGAGGCGGTCATCGCGCGCATTCAGGCATCTTTCTACGATGGTGCTGCCGGCCGCCTGCTGGTGCCTGGCTCTTTTGGCTTGGGCGCTCTAAGCGTTGCGGTTGCCGCGAACATCAACACCCTGACCGTCAGCGGTCTCTACACCTGGGGCACGGCTACAACGGGGCGTCCGGTCGACGCCGAGGCGGGTGAAGTTCTGCACATGGCCGGCGATACGTCGGCTTACGCCACGCAGTTGGTCACAAGCCAGTTGTCCAGTCGTATGTGGTTCCGTCGCAAGAGCAACAACGTATGGACCACCGTCGAGCTGTTCCATGACGGCAACCAATTCGCGCTCGGAACCACGGACACCACGGCTCGGAACGCTCTAAAACTTGGCACCGCAGCACGCGCGGACCTCACCACCGGTGAGCAGGACAGCACCATTGGCAGCGTGCTGCGTGTGGGTGACTTCGGATTAGGTCGTAAAGACCTGACTGACCTGAGCATCGACCTCAACACGCTGGTAGCCACCGGATTTTATTTCGTGGGCAGCGCGTCCACTAACGCTCCGGGCGCTGGTATCTCCGGCATGGTCATTGCGATGACCAACGCCAACAACAACACCCAGCAGCTATTCATGCCGCAGGGCAGCTCGCGCTTCTATCAGCGGTCGAGTGCGAACGGCGTATGGACCGCTTGGGTTGAGTCCTGGCATTCGGGCAACTTGGTCAAGACCGCTAACAACGCCGACAGCACCCTGGGCCGCATGCTGCAGGTGGGAGACTTCGGGCTGGGTGCTTTGACGATGTCCTACATCGCAAACATTGATGATCCGACGTTACCCAATGGCGTGTACGCAGTGGGTAACACAACAACCGGTGGTAAGCCTGGCGGTCAGACTTATGGCGTCTTAACGGTCACAGGTCGTAATAACAACGCATCCACTACTCGTCTTACCCAAACCTTTGGTCTCACGGAAGGGTCAGGCTCCACGTCCAGAACCTGGACGCGTATGTGCTACAACAACGTTTGGGGGCCATGGGACGAGAGCTGGCACACTGGCAATCTCGTCAAGACCGTGGGCGTAAACGACACCACGGCAGGGAGTCTGCTAAAGGTCGGTGATTTTGGCCTTGGCGTGTCGCAGTTGGTGGGTGCGAACCTGATCCCGGACGGCACTGACCTCAATAACATCACAGTCAGCGGTTTATACGGCCAGGCCGCAAACGCCAAAGCCACGCTCGCGCTCAATTACCCGACTACAAAAGCCGGTACGTTACTGGTGCAACGTGGCAGCGCGTCGATCGTGACTCAGCTGTACATGGAATATGACGCCGGCCGTATCTGGACACGCGGGATTTTCAACGGAGCCGCTTCGGTTTGGTCGATGTCGTGGGACACCACCACACTGGTAAAAACCGATGGAACGCTTGATACCACCCTTGGCCGCATGCTCAAGGTTGGTGACTATGGCATGGGGCTTGAGGGTGGGTTGAAACTGACCTTTGCCTCAGATGCGGACTGGGTAAAACCCCAGGGTTGGTCTGGCTTTATCGATATTGCCGCGTCCAAGGCCAAGGGTGTCACTGTACCGACTGCTGTGGGTTATACCAGCAACTATGGCACTTGGACCGTTCTCGGTCGCCGTGACTCTGGCGGCGGCTACATGGGGATCTATACGGACTACAGCACCGGGCGAATGTGGGCGGGAGTCAACACGGTCAATACCGGTGCGCCCACATTCCAGGAAATCTACAGCCGCGCCAACATGCCGGCGTTCATTCAGACGCTGCTCGACGATGCCACTCAGGCCGAGGCGCAAGCCACGCTGGGCATCAGTGCCATGATCAACGGCGTGACCAGCAAGACCCTCTCGGGCTCCAACGTGACCTTGACGGCGGCTGAGGCAAACGTAGGGGTGCTGTACCTGACCGGCGCTCTGACTGCGAACGTCAGCGTGATCGTTCCAAGCGGTTCTGGCATCTACAACGTCTACAACCTGACCACCGGCGATTTCACGGTCACGATCCGCGCTGGCTCAGCCGCGGGAAGCGGCCCCACCCTAAAACAGGGTCGAGCTGCTGAGCTGGTGGTTATCGGTACCGGCATCAGCTATGCAAACTCTGGGTTCGGTGGCGGTCACTTCGACGGTGAAGTGATCACAACCAACTTCAACAGCTTTCGAATGGTCGCCGGCAACTATGGCGCCTTCTGGCGGAACGACGGCGGTACGCTGTACCTGATGTTCACCAACAGTGGCGATCAATACGGCAATTACAACGGCTTGCGCCCGTTTGCAGTGAACTTGACGACCGGCAAGGTTCAACTGAACCAAGGTGTATCCGTCCCTACCGTGGCCGACGGAACCGCCACAACCGACGCGGCCAGCACGTCTTTTGTCCAGAACGCCCTGGCCGCTTATGGTCTGGCTGCGAAATCCAACGTCATTTCGGACCTGAACGCGCTGCGCGGCACCCTCTTTTTTGGGTTCTCCTGGACGGCAACCGGCGCCGTAGCTGGCACCAACTACGACGCTTTGGGCTACCAGGTCGAAACAGCCGGGCAGCGCACTCAGTGGGCTGTATTGTCGGGCGGCCAGGTCTATGTGCGCACCGACGACAGTGCGGACGCGTCTGGCTTTGATGCCTGGGTTGCCCAGGCCACTCAGGATTTCGTCACCGCCACGCTTGCCAACTCTGGCGTAGGCACAGCGACAGGTCCGTTAAGCGCAGATCTCAACGCTGCCACTAGCGGGGGGTTTTACCGGACCACCAGCGCTACCGCGAACACACCGCTCGCTACCAACCTGTCGGTTATCAGCGCTCCCTACAACTCGGGCGGATGTCTGCAGATTGCCTCTCAGTTGGGAGGTAGCCGAATTTTCTGGCGTTCTCAAGCGGGCGGGAACTGGACGGCATGGTTTGAAATCGCCAGCACCGACTATGTGGACGCGATCGACAACAAAGGTATCGGCGAAGTCAGTTTCTACGCGATGGCCACGCCACCCGCAGGGAAGCTCAAGGCCAACGGCGCGGCAGTGTCTCGCACTACTTACGCCAACCTTTTCGCAAGGATCGGCACAACGCACGGCGCTGGCGACGGTTCTACAACGTTCAACCTGCCTGATATGCGTGGCTATTTCCCGCGGGGCTGGGACGACGGACGCGGCATTGACTCGGGCCGTGCGCTCGGCTCGACTCAGGCCTATCAGAACGCCTCCCACACCCACACCGGTACAGCCGTGGCTGCTGGTGCGCACAACCATACCGCTGATCTTCCGCGGGAGAAGTTGCCGATCAACAACACAACAGACGGGGGCAACGCCGTCTTGGGTGACGCCATTCAGGACGGGCTGCAAAGCCTGACCACCAACACCGCCCCCGCGCATACGCACACGCTGACCATCGCTGCATCCGGTGGTAACGAGACGCGTCCTTACAACATTGCGTTGCTGGCTTGCATTCAATATTGATTACGGAACACCTGGAGTCTTGATTCATGGCTGACGAAAACGATATCCCGCTGGTGGATGACGGCGCCGAAGCGCCGGATGTGGGGCCCTTGGCGGTGGACTGGTGGCGGGTCGAGGGCGTGACTGCGCCCTGCATCTGCAACATTGACAGCGAGACTCGTGAGTTTTTAAGCGCGGGCAAGGCCGATTACAGCCCGCTGGAGCCCGGCGTGTGGCTCATTCCGGGGCTCGCCTACCAGTGCGAGCCGCCAGAGGCTCAGGAAGGCTACGCGGCCGTCAGATCGGCGGACGGCACTGAGTGGGTGCCGGTGGTAGATCACCGCGGCAAAACGATCTACAGCACCGTCGATGGTAGCGCGGACGTGTGCACCACCCTGGGCGAGCTGACATCGAGCTGGACGCTCACCGCGCCCACATCAGAGCACGATCAGTGGCAGGACGGGGAATGGGTGCCTGACGAAACCGCGATCGAGGCTGACCGCGTGGCTAAGGCCGCCAGAAAGAAAGCGCTGCTCACGCAACTCAGCGCCAATTCGATAACCACTCTGCAGTACGCCGCTGACCTGGACATGGCCACCGAGGCCGAAACCGCCTCGCTCAAGGCCTGGAAGGTGTACCAGGTTCTGCTGAGCCGTCTGCCAGCAGCGCCCACGGATGATCAGTGGCCAAGCAGCCCGATCGGCGCCGAGGCGTTGTCTGTCTGGCTGGCCGCACAGGGCTTCGACGACACGGCCGCAGCTGCCTGATCGTTTCCAAACACATTGCGCGTCAGCCAGGTGCTGGCGCAGAGGATTTTATGGCAGGCACATTGAACGGCAGTTTCGACCAGATCAGGACAGGTTTCGGCCGCTACCTGGGGCGCTGGCGCAAGGGGTTGTATCCGGACTATGCGGACACACCTGCCGTACAGGCCTTCATGGACAAGAAATTCAGCGAGGCAGTCCAGTGGGCGCCGGCGCGGATGATCGATTCGGCCGAGGACATGCTCAATCTCTACCGCCAAACCCAACACGATGAGCATGGGCCGGCCGGTAAGCTGCCAGTGATACTGCTGGCCATGGATGACAATTTTCTGGGTATGGGCGCCGACTGGGGAGGGATGCACATCGGGCGGCGCCTTCTACAGATCGTCGAGGGCGGATCTTGGTATGGCTACAAGCACGTCATGGTCGATCGACGGGTGCAGGTGGTGATTTTCGCCAGCGAAGGCGGATCTGCACAGAGCCTGGCCGCACAAATGGCCTCGTTCATGATGGCGCCGTCCAACCGTACCTTTGATGCGCCCTACGAGTTCGGCCAATACAAGGTGCCGATGCCAGTGCAGCTGGAGAACAACCGGGTGGACTGGATGAACATAGCCATCCCGGGTGACGCCAAGAACCTGCGCATTCTGGCGGCCGACATCACGCTCAAATGCACCATTCCGATGTTTGATGCGCCCGCGCCAGGCGAGCACAACGACGGCAGCACCAACACACCGCCAGGCTATCCACTGGTGCAGGTCATCCAGACGGACGATCTGGCCACTGGCGTACGCACGCAGGGCACCATTGCTGGGGTGAACTGGAGCAGCACCCCTTGAACGTCATGCTCAAGGAGAATGGCGACCAGCTGCCGAACGACGTGGTGCTGCGCTGGGTGCTGCGTTCGGACCTGGCGCCGGTACCGCGCACCCTGGAGTTCACGGTAAAGCTGATCGACGGCGTCGAAGATCGTTTGGTTGAGGGCGCGTCGGTTTGGTCCGGCCGGGAAAACCTGCGCTATGAGATTGTCCACACCGACAAGGCGCCGCCCATTGGCCAGGTACAGGGCAAGAGCCAGCAACAGTCGATGAACGTCACTGCCCTGCTCTACAACTGCGCCAATGTGGCCAAGCCGCGCCAGACGGCCATTGTGCAGGAGGGCCAGACCTTTGGGGCCGCCTACCGGGCCAGTGGCGCCTATGCCACGATCGCCAACGACTTCACCGTGCCGCGCTTCACCTGCTTTCGTGGGTTCGAGCCAAGCATCCACCTGGTGCAGATCCTTCAAGAGGAAGGCGCCGCCCTGGTGCTGCGCAAGGGACAGATCAGCGCGACCCGTTTGGTGGACCTGATGGCGCAATCGCCGATCGACGATATCGGCCAGGTCGACAGCACCGCCAAGATCACCAGCGAATTCCACCAGTTCCAGCAGGTGCCGTCCTATTTCAGCACCAACGACAAGGCCGATATCGTCAATGGGCCAATGAGCCAGGGGCGGCGCATGAACTTTCAGCCGGGCTTGGATCTGCGCCAGCTGCGTAACGCCAGCAGCGTGCTGGTGCGCACCAAAACCATTGACAGCATGATTTGCCAGCAGATTGTCGCCGGCGATGTACTGCGCGTGGCGGGCGAAAACGTGGTGGTGCTGACTGCCGCCCACTGCATGGAAAATAACGAGGGTGCTGTCGAGGATCGCAGCCGTCTATGGGTGGGGAAGCTGTTCAATGCCGTGTGATATCTATCCTGCGTTCGTGCGCGCTGTGGACCGTAACCGTCGAGAGATTCGCGTGGAGATTCCGCCGCTGACTGACGGGGCGAGCATCTGGCCACTGGCGGAAATCAACTACCCGATCGGCGATGACTCCAAAGACACCGAGATTCGCATCGTCGAGGGCCTGCCGGTCAACGTGAGCTTTCACAACGGGGACCCGCGTTACCCGGTCATCATGGGCTATCGCAACCCGCATGTCGGCAATGAGGTGGGTTGGCGCCGGTTCAACCATGACAACATCGAGGCCAACGCTGACGATGTGATCAATCTCAACGCGGGGCAGACCATCAACCTGACGGCCGGAACCTCGATTGTGCTCACGGTGGGCGGTTCAACTGTGACCATCACGCCGAGCACCGTTGAAGTGAAGTCCGGCACCATCAAACTCAACTGACAGGAGGGCGTCATGCCTGGAGCATCAAGGGTCGGGGTCGATACGGCGGGTGGGGTCATCAATGGCAATCTGGCGCCCACGGTGCTGGTCAATGGCTCGCCGATCGTCGTCAAGGGTGCGGGAGTGGCCGGACACGGCGTCGGCGCCCACGCAGGGCCTGTGATGGTCGGCGCCAGCGGCACGGTGCTGGCTAACGGCATACCGGTCTGTCGAGCTGGGGACGCGGCCAGTTGCACCCACCAGGCGACAGGCTCGCCGAACGTGCTGGTCGGCTGAACGCGCAAAGCCCTGGCCAACGGCGCGCCACCCGCGGCGCACAATGTCCCCAGACATCAACAATGGGGGCAGACCATGCCAGTTACGAACGCGCTGGACTTCACCAGCGCATCGGCCGCCGAAGGCGCGCTAAAGAAGGTCAAGCAGTGGATGGTGCGCGGCGGGCAGCCGGTGGTGGCCACCGAGTTCAACGACAAGCCCAAGCGCACCAACAACATGACCTATCGTGAGGCTTCGCTCACGCTGGCCAGCGGACAGCTGATCACCCTGCGCGTGAACGCAACCGGCGACATCTTCCAGGCGCTGCTCAACAAGTCCGTGGTGCCCATCAAGAACCATGACGACATGGCCAAGGCCGTGGGCGAGCTGGCCAGCCTGGCAGACAAGAATCAGGCTGCGTTCCAGAAGGCTCAGGCGCGGGTCAAAGTCGCCCTGCCCCCTGGCCTGAGCACGCCCAAGCCAAAGATCGCCGAAGTGATGCAACAACGCGTAACCGCGCTCGATAATCAGATTGCCGATCGCAAAGCCACTGTGGCGGATCTGCAGCAAAAGCTGGGCGCTATGACCGACAGCACTGGCGCCGAGCCGCCCTCCCTGTCTGATGCTGCCGAGGACGTGCTGCGCGCTCTGGGGGCTCGTGGGCCGTTAGAGGATGGTGATGTGCCAAGTAAGGCCGGACGCGATGAGCTGGAGGCGCTGGGCTATATCGACCGTTACACCGAGCAGGGTGCAAACGTCCTGAACGTGAAGGGGCGCAGCGCTCTGGATACCATTCTGGCCATGCTCGATAGCACTGGCGCTCAAGCAGTAGTCGAGGAGCCCGAAGCGCAAGCCCCTGCAATGACGCTGGCGGGTGCTTACGTCGCGGCGCGTGAGATTCTGGCGGCAGATCCGGCAATGCTTGACAGTGCGGCGACGGCGGGCGCTGTGGCGCAGCTGCGCATGGCGCTGGACGTGGTCGAAACGAATTACCCGATCAATGTCGAGGCGGGCAACCTGGAGCAGGCGCAGCTGCAGAAGGATCTGGCCGAGTCGTTCAAGCTGGCCATCGGCATGTTGGACAGCGCCGCTGCTGCGATCAGTGACGCGGGCCTGGCGCAGCTGGTGGCGATCGCCAAGGAATCGGCTGTAGAGGATGAGGGCATCACAGACCAGGACGCTTTAGCCGAGCTGCTGGCGCTGGGCATGGTCGAAACCGAGTCAGGGCTCTACATGGTGACCGGCAAAGGCACCAACGCGCTTGACGATGCCGGATACGATCCCTATGGCGAGCCCTACGCCGCTGGTGACGACTAAATCGACAGAATGTCGTACATCTTTGTCATCCGGTCCATCTGACTGGTGAGTGCGCCCACTGTGCGCTGGCGTGATTGGAAATGCGCCAGCGCCAGTACCGCCATCTCCCCGTTGGTGATATCCGACGCCAGACGGTACTTCTGGCCATTGGTGTCGATGCCATCCACTTCGATTCGCGGGCGGTACTTGGCCACCTCGTCATCGATGACAAATGTACCCATGCCATCCCCTTCCCTGTACGCCAGGATTGCGGCCTGCAGGTGCTCCTCAGTGAACAGGCAGTCGTAGTTCGGCAGCCGCATGTTTGTCACGAACGCCCATCGTTCGGGCTTTTCTGGCGTGGGCTCCGGTGCCGACTCTCGATATTTCACCTCTTTGGCGACGGACAGAATTCCCGTTGCATCGTCGCGCATTGCCGCCAGCGATATCGATTTCGACCCCGCCCCGCCGTATCCGCCCACCGTAACAACAATCTTCATCGCACTCGCCTGTAGTTAAATTAAATAAAACGCTATTGAAGGATGTACATGAAATAAAGCAAATGCTAATGTCCGTCTCGCAGTACCAATCAGCCAGAAACAAAAGGACGCGACAATGAACATTCAAGATCGTACCGAATCGCAAAGCCTTCCCCCGATCACCCTTTTCCTCGGCGGGCTCGTGTTTGCCCTGGTCGTAGGGCTGGTGGGTGGTGGGGACTATGAGCAGCAAGTGGCGGATGCGCAGTACACTTGCAACATGGTAAAGGACAAGGCGTGGCCGTCTGCGATGAAGCCTGAGTGCGCACCTCGCGCACTGGAGGCGCCGGTACAGCTCGCCAAACTGTAAAGCGTTTCACAGCACCAGAGCCCAGCCATGCGCTGGGCTTTTTTGTGTGCGATACGCACCAACGCGCTTTGGCGTGAACGCGCATTGGCGCGAACGCGCCCTTTGCTTTATGATCCCGCCAAAGCGTTCGCGCTCAGTCCCTTAGCAGTTTCCAGGTGAGCAATGGCCCCCAAGAACAAGCCCGATCCAGAACCCGCGGATGAAGAAGTCATTCGTTTCAATGCGCACTTGCTCTACAGCAACAACGTTACGTTGCGCTCGGCGAGTGCTGAGCTGGGTTTGCCAAGGCCATCGGAATTACTCAACCTGATGCTGGAGGCGCACCGTATGCGTTCTGCTCAGGGTGAAACTGATCCGTTTCTTGAGGAAGCGCTGACACGTTACCGTCAACGCAAAGTCGATCGCCGGGAAGCTGCCCGTCTCGCTCGCAAGAGCTGAAACAGCTCCGCCAATGAAGGCGCCCAATGAGGCGCCTTTTTTGTACCCGCAGATCGGCGCAAAGCCCCAGCAAAACCGGACGTTTCATCGCTATATCGTGTGTGCTTTCATCCGAGGCGATCGCCATGGCAGACACGTTTTCGAATCTTATGGGCGCCGCCCACTCTGGCGCGTATGGCTCCGGCTCCCGCGCCAACCCCACCCCCGAGCAAATCCGCGCTGGCAACTACGCCAAGGGCTCGACACGCCTGCACGGTATGCCCATCACCATCGAAACCCCGATGTTTCAGCCACGCCGCGGCAAGTCCGATGGTGTGGCGTGGTCGGTGACGTGCATGGCGCACTACGGCTACATCAACGGCACCGTGGGCGCTGATGGCGATGCGGTGGACGTGTTCGTGGGGCCGATCCCGGAAAGCCTGCGTGTGTTCGTTGTGAACCAACAGAACCGAGAAGGCGCATTTGATGAACACAAGGTGCTGCTGGGCTTCGGCGATGAGGAGTCGGCCCGAAACGCCTACATGAACAGCTATGAGAAGGGATGGACCGGGCTGGGCAGCCTCACGCCCTGCAGCATCAAACAATTCAAGCACTGGCTCAGACACGGCGATTTGAACCGCCCGCTTGAGCCCGGCGACCTGGTAGACGATAAGGCGGTGAGCATGAACGACGTATTTGTGCGCTGGGATGACCAGCGTATGCCGATGGGCAGCACCCTGGGCGACCTGATCGCCGATCTGCGCCGCAATGACGCATCCGGGTTAATGATGGACGCCGCCAGCCTCGGCGACATCGAGGAGTACTTGAGCGACGGCAGCATGCTCGATGCCATGGTGATCGAGGTACAGCAGTTCGAGCGCAAGGCCAACCAGCTGTTGCGCGTGATGCAGATGGCCGCCACGGGTGTTAAACCGTCCAGCGTTGAAGTCAGCAAGCCATTCAAGAACCGTGGCACCACGCAGCTGGCCATGCTGTTCCTGATGGACGATGGCCAGAGTGTCAGTGTGTTCTTTCACAACCCGGACACAACGCCGAACAAGCTCACCGCCACTGATGAAATGGTCAGTTGGAAGTGGGTGCTCAACAAGAAAGACGTAACCATTACGGTGGCGCCTGAACGTGGCCAGGACCTGAACCCGCGCGAGGTTGCGCGCCGGATCATGAAATTGGTGGAGAAGAACAGCGCCAAGTTCGTCCAGGCCAGCGCCGGCAAGGCAGAGAGCGCCGCCCAGATCGAGGCGCTGAAAGCCGATGAGGCAGCCAAAACCACCGAGTTGGCCGATCTGGATAAGCAGATTGAGCAGCTGACGGCCGAGCTGGAGGCCAAGAAGGCCGCGCCGGCACCCGAGCCTGTGGCAGAGCCGGCTACTGCGCCCGCTGAGCCTGCGCCGGTCGAGCTGGAACGCGGCAAGGCGATTAAGCGGGCGCTGGATGCCCTGGGCTGGAATACCTCTGACGCGAGTGTGCTGCTGGACCTGCCGCTCTATGGTGCGACCTACCAGCTGCGCAAGGTCGAGGACAGTGCAGGGGCTTTGTCCTGGAAGGATACAGGCAGCAACCTGCAATGGACTGATGAGCCAGACCTAAGCGCCAGCGACATGGCTGCCAAGATCGATCAGGGTTTCCGGGCCGCGATCGATGAGGCGCGCCAGGCTGTAGGGGCGGCGCCGGCGCCAGAGGCCACCAGCGAGCCGCAAACCGGCGAGTCTGGCCCTGATGAGGATACGGGCACGATCGAGGCTGATGGACGCGACAACACCGTCAAGACCGCTAAGGGCACCAAGGTGCTGACCGGCTTTAAGGTGATCGAGGCGCGTAACCTGGTGATCAGCCACGAGGCTGACGGCACCGTAAACCCAGACTACCCGGCCGAGATTCAGCCGCGCGATCGCGCCCGTGCAACGTCGCAGGCCTGGGTGCAGAAAACCGCGCGCAATCTTGATCCGGACAGCTTGGGGCGCACCCAGCGCGCCGACAGTGGCGCCCCGATCGTGGGCCCTGACCGCGTAGTCGAGTCGGGCAACGGCCGGGCGATGGCCATCAAAGAGGCTTACCGCATCGGCGCCGCGGACGAGTACCGCGAATGGCTGGTGGAAAACGCGGAGTACTTCGGCGTCGACGTTGCCAAGATCAATCGTATGAAAGCGCCGGTGCTGGTGCGCGTGCGCAAGTCGGATGTCAATCGGGTGGAATTCGCAGTGGAAGCGAACCAGGACGATAAGCTGGCGATGACCGCGACGGAGAAGGCCCGTAGCGATGCCAAGCGCCTGGACGCCGCCATGCTGGCCAAGCTTGCCGACGGCGACCTCAACAGCGCCGCCAACCGTGATTTCGTTGCCGCGTTCCTGCAGTCCCTGGGCGATGCTGAGGCCGCTCAGTACCTCACCAGTGACGGCAAGCCCACCAGTGGGCTGATCAGTCGCCTGCAGGCCGCTCTATTCGCTGGCGCCTACTCGGATGACCGCTTGCTGGAAATGACGGCAGACGTGGCTAAGCCTGAGATTGCCAACATCGTGGCCGCCCTGAACAGCGCTGCGCCAGACTTCATGCGAGCCAAGGAGCTGGATCGCGTCGGCGCCGAGGACGTGGGCGGCAAGGTGACCGATTCTGTCGAGCTGTCGCTTAACCAGGAGGCCGTGAACGCGATCATCGGCGCCACCAATGTGCTGCGCCAGGCCAAGGACTCTGGGCTGGGCCTGGATGAGTTCCTGCGCCAGGGCGACATGTTCGGAGGCACAGATCCGGCCGTAGCGGCCATGGCGATGTTCATCCAGCAGAACAATCGCAGCGCCAAGCGCATGGGGACCGCGTTCAAGGCTATGGCGCAGTTCGTGGAGAGCGAGAACGCCCGCAAGCAGACAGCGGGCCTGTTCGGTGATGAGCCGGCCAGCTTTACCGATATCGTCGGCGCTGCGAACCGTAAGCTCGAACAGGAATACGGCGAGGGCTTGTTTGCGATCGACCAAGGCGATATGTTCGCGGCCCCACCAGTGCCGGCCCCTATCGCCGAGCCTGAACCATCGACACCCCCGGAGCCAGACGAGGATGATCAATTGAAAGCAGCGAAGGCGTATCTCGACAGCCTGATTAGCGGCACAGCCGATCTGGGGAGCCCGGCCGACGTGCTGGCGCGCCTTGAGGCTATCTATGTCCAGTGGGGCGAGGCAGAGCTCAAGGATCTGTTTGCCGATGCCTCAAATGCTTACCGCGATTACGCCTTGAAGGTAACCGCAGACGTGCTGTAACGTGCCGTCGCGTGATGGCCTGTGTGTGGAGGCCTTCGGGCCTGCCGGGTTTTACGCTCCTTTACCGGTTTACCAACCCGCTCAAGCCATCACCACCGAAGCCCGCCCTGTGCGGGCTTTTTTGTGGGCTCAAATTGGTGACTCCCCTCCTCCGCTCTAAGGCTGCACACTGCGCATTCATGTCAAAGGCGCGAACGCGCGAACGCGCGAAAACAGGTTGACGAGGTATCCGCGTACAAGTAGCGTGTGCGCCTTCAAGGACACCCTCAGCCAGAGACTTAACGATGAGCAACCCGTATACCCCTGACTTTGAGAAGAAACCGTGCGCGTACTGCAAGGACAAAGGCAAGGCTGCCCGTTGTCACGCGTGTAACCATACCGGTATGAAAAACACCAAGCGCGGCGAAGCTGCACGGCGCTACTTCATCACCCTGCTGACCAAACCTGCCGCCGACCTCAAGCTTGGCAACATGATGTGGTTTCGCGACGGCAACAAGAAGGTCGCCAGCCCCATCCGCAGCCTTGAGACTGAAGGTCATCGCATCCGAGTGGTGGGATACAGCCGCAGAGAGGGTCGTGAAATCACCAACTACCTGGTGGCGAATACGCGGGTAGAAATGGCGTTCGACGGTCCTGAGCTGCTGGAGCTGACCCGGCAGGCCGAGGCCTACCAAGCGACCCTGAACAAGGACGGGAGCGTTTCCCGTCGCATCAAGCGGGCGGCCTGATATGGCTGCCGTATTCGAAGCCAATACATTCCAGCGCCCTGCTGTCGAGGCCATGCTGCTCGATCCGCGCAATGAGTACCTTCGCTGGCGCCAACTCACAGACGGCACCTACGTCGCTATGATCAAGCTGCTCTTTACCGTAGCCATTGTCATCGACGTGGATGAGTTCGGGTTTGCCAAGCGATTCTGCTTTGATAACCCGCGGCTCGCGCTGGAGCAGTTCCATGTGCTTTCCGATCAGGACAGTGAGCCGATAGGGTGGGTTGCAAGGCGCTGACTCAGAAGCCCGCCAAGCGCGGGCTTTTTAGGGCCTTATGGATATCTACAGCTACCAAAAGATAGCCCAAAGTATCTAGTAGGTAGCTCACGGATATTGCCGAGCTACTTCCAAGCTGTCGCCAAGATATCCCGAGCTAGCAGAGAAATACCCGAAACTACCCCACAGGTAGCGAAGGCTATCTAGAGCTATCAAAAAGATATCTTCAAGTATCCTAGGATAACTTTTTGATACCTCAAGATATCGTGCTAACGTCGATACTTGCGGTCATCTACAACTTTCAGCCAGACATTTGTAAGGGGACATTCAATGCCAACTCTTTCCGCGGTGAGTCCGAAAGGCGGCGCAGGCAAGACCACCACTATGGCAAACCTCGCGTACGCGTTGGTTAAGAAAGGCGCTCAGGTCGCCTTGCTCGACGCTGACCCCAACGCACCGTTGGGGCGCCGTCTGCTGAACCTGAAATGCCCCGAAGGATTGACGATCATCCCGAATGTGACCGAGGACAATATCGCCCAGGTTATCCGGGATGCAGCCGCTAAGTTCCAGTTCGTCCTGGTAGACCTGGAAGGAACCGCGGCCAAGATCGTGGTAAACGCACTACAGCAGACGGATTTCGTGATTATCCCTATGCGTGGCTCTCACCTTGACGCTGACGAGGCCAGCAAGGCCATCAAGTTGGTGATCGATCAGGAGCTTGCTGTGCAGCGCCATGTGCCTCACTACAAGCTGCCTTACGCGATCCTGCTGACCGAAACTCCGTCAGCCTATGAGTCACGTATTACCAAAGGTCTACGCCATGACCTCAACGAGCTCCAGGTGCCCATGTTTGAGGTCGAGCTCAAATCGCGCGAAGCCTTCAAGGCCATCTTCAAGTTCAACTGCCCACTGGAGCAGCTGGACCCGGTCGAGGTCTCAGGCATTGATACCGCAATCGAGAACGCCGAAGCGTTGGCTGCCGAGGTGATCATCCGATTACAGGATGAGGCTCAGAAAGCACAGCAGCGCATGAATCCACAGTCAGTGCCCACCCAGGAGGCCGTAGCGTGACAGATCCCATCCGAGAGACCAGCACCGGCGCTAAAAAGCCCGAGGTCCAGCCGGAAAGCCCATTTGCAAATCTTGCCCAATTCAAGCCCAAGGCACCTGAGACGCCCGCGGTTGATGCCAAGAAAATGCAGGAGGTTTCCAACCAGGTGGCCGATCAGAACGGGTTCCATTCTCGTGAAGCTCGCCCTGCAGCACCGACAAAAGCCAAACGCCCGCGATTTGGCAGCACTGAGCCCCGAGTGCAGCTGAACATCAAGGCTACCCAAGCCGAGAGCGATCGGTTCTACCAGATGGCCAAGGAACGCAATATTCGCGTGATGGGCGATCTGTTGAGCAAGGCGCTCGACGCGCTCGAGGCTGCTGATCGCAAGAAGAAGTAGCCGCCCAGCCCGTTCCCTGAAAAGCCCGCCCCGTGCGGGTTTTTTTGTGCCTGCCGGATAGCCCGTGGTATGTGCAGATACCCGCAGCTATCGCACAGCTATCGCACAGCTATCGGAAGGGATCCATTAGTAGCCCGAGCTACTTCGAGATAGCTGAGAGTAGCTTTTAGCTATCTCGGGAAATCCCAAACTATCCAGAAGTTCACCCGCCAACCGCGCAAAGTGCCGCCGTGGGCGGGTTCGTGCGCGCTCGATAATCGCCACTCAGACCAACCGATAGAGGATCGGGCAATGAGTGTTGAGCAGACGGGAAGCGGGGCGGCCGCGGCCGCGATACAGGAACTGACCCGACTGGAGCAGCACGCAGCGCAGGCGCGAAAGGTACTGGTGATCTGTGGCGCTGAGCGCCCGGGGTTGCTGACCAAGCTGCGCGATGTCCTGCAGCCGATCGGGATCGACTGCGTGGAGATCGAACCGCGTGGCCAGGAGGAGTATTTCGAGGCACTGCCAGCAGCTGAACGGATACCGATTCAGTCCTTCGCTGAGTTGCTGGCAAGCCCACAACTGGCGCCGCTGATGAGCGCCCCCGGGCCTTCGCCGATATCGGCGCCGCAGGGTTGCATTCTGCTGGCGGCAGAGCCTGCGCCGGCACCGGATCTGGTCCGAGCCGTTGCCTACGCCTCGGTCGCAGAAACCGTGACAGAGCAGGGTCGGTCAAGCGCACCCGCCGAGCCCGAGCCGCCACTCGCACCCACGAAACGCGACATGACCCGTCCAGAGAACTGGGGGCGTGGAGACGTGTTCACCGAGTCACCGAAGTTCTGCCTGCCGCACCAGCAACGCGAATGGTTTCTCACTGGATTCGACGGCGTGGATGTGGAAATCGAGCGCGTGAATGCACACCGCACCGAGCTGCTGACGCTTGAGCACTTCAAGCGCCGTTACGTGTTCGTGCGTCACGCCGAAACCGCTGAGCCTGAACCAGCCCAAGCCTGATACACCCTTACCCAATCAAGGAATCGACGCAATGACCCAGGAATATGTAACTACCCAGCAGGTGCTGGCATGGGAGACCACCCAGGACGGCCAGGCCGGCTACACCGTGAAGGCCGAAAACGGCACCACCACCTGGAAGCCGAAAGCGGATTTTGAAGCCACTCACGTCGCGATGGGACACACCGGCCATCTGCAACCGCACGAGCGCCGTGTTGTGGCCGAGCGGGCGCAGAACGATGACCGTGTGCAGAAACTCGCTGCGTTCCTGGAATCCGATCGTTTCCAGAGTCTGGATAGCCTGAAACAGCAGCACCTGCAGATTCAGCACGACGCCATGACCCTGTTGGCCAACGTTCTGGCCGACCGGATCGACGATTTCGCACCGGCGCCGGTCGCGGAAAGCGCCACCGCGTAAGGCATTTTCGCCGCTTCAAAATGGGGCCTTGCACACTATGCAGGCCCCTTTTTTCATGGCTCTAAACCCCCTCGAACAAGCCCGGCTAGCCACCCAGATGCTAGCGCTGCGCGAGCAGCTGCAATCCGGCGCCTTGAACCCCATGCAGCAAGCCCGTGTGACCACCGAAATGCTGGAGCTCTACACCCAGCTGGGCGGCGTCGTGCGCGTGGCCCCGGCGTCGATCAACCCTGAACAGGCCCGCCTCGATGAGGCTGACGACGGCTTGAGCGATGACCCGAACAGCGAGAACTATCGCTACAAGGACACCGGCTACATCTCCGGATCGCGCAAAGAGCAGGCGGCAGCGTCCATCAAGGCGGCACGGGCGGCCGGCCAGATGCTGCGCACCAGTGATATCGACTTCAAGGCGATCGAGGAGAACCCGCGCCAGGCCCGTGAGCTGATCAAGAAATCAAACTTGTTCGGCCAGGTGGACTGGGAGGGCTTGCAAGCCGACGGCATGCCACCAGAGGTGGGCTATCTGATCGACCGCCTGTACGCCGCTATAGGCGCCATGCCAGCCGAAGACAGCCCGGAGGCGCGCCAGAGCTATGCCTTGGGCCTGGAAACGCTGCGTACGCGCTTGGAGACCGCCCGCAGTGTTGCCGACGTGACCAGCACGCTCACCGAAATCGGGGAAACGCTGACCGGCGCGCGGCTCGATGCCGACGAATCAGAGCAATACCGCGGCTTGACCGCACAACTGGAATCCCTGCGTGACCGCTCCAAGGCCATCGACGACGCGCGCGATGCGCTGTATCAGGCAATGCAAAGCGCATACAGCGACTTCAACAAGGCGCAGTCGGCGCTGGAGAATCGCCGCAAGCGTGGCTGGTCGATCGATCCTGCGCACGATCAGGCCGTGGCAGACACCCAGCGCGTCTATGCGGACGCTCAGAAAGCCTGGGGCGATGAGATTGCCGCCACCAAGGACGAAACGGAGTCCCTGCGCAAGCAGCGCAGCACCGTCTATGCCGACCGTGAGGACATTGTCGACCTGGCCAAGGCCCGCAACCTGCAATCGCCCGAGGCGCGTGCCTGGCATTCCTTGGGCGATCGATTCATCAAGGCGACCCTGTACCGCAAGAAGGGCAGCCAGGGCTCCGACAGTTTTGCCGGCCATGTGGCCAACGCGCGTAACGGCGAGCCTAAGTCCTGGGATTGGACCGAAAAAGAGAAGGCAGCTCCCAAGCGCGCCAGCAAGAAGAAAATCAGCTTCACCCTCAAGGTGGTCGAGAACTTCGAGCGCGTAGGCGGGCGGCCGGTGGCGGTGGCGTCGACCAAGGATCTGGAACGCCTGTGTGGCTTTCGGGCTGTGCAGTCGGGTAACTGGGTACTGGGCGACTTTGTCAGCGCCAAGTGGCACGTAGAGCAGACCGCAGGCGCCATGCAGGACATGGCCGACGTTCTGGGCGTCAATGACGATCACTTGAGCTTCGGCGGGCGCCTTGCGATGGCGTTCGGCGCGCGCGGTACCGGTGGCAAGGGTGCGGCCATGGCCACCTATGACCCCGTCGAGCGCGTCATCAACATGACCAAGATGAACGGCGGCGGCAGCTTAGGGCATGAAGTACTCCATGCCCTGGACAACATCATGCCCAGCCTGCTGCGAGGCGAGGAGGGTGCCCGCGACGAGTTTGCGACGGCTAATCCCGAGCTGATGCCACAGGGGCCGATCCGCGATGCCTTCAAGGGGCTCAAAGACACCCTGACCACAGGCGGCGTGCGCCTGATCGAGACCATCAAGCTTTCGCCGATGGCGCTGGAAAAGGCCAGGTTCAACCTGGACGGGCGAACCCTGCGCGGGGTTGCGCTGGATATCAAGAACGCCGGGAACGTCCACGACGCTGTGCTGGCGGTCGACAAGGCCTATCGCAACCTGCAATCCAAACCATACCTCAAGCAAAAGAAGGTCTGGCGCGAAATTGCGGCGGCCTACTACTCGCCAGAGGGGTCGACAGAGGTACAGGTGAAGTCCGGCGCCAGTGTCTCGAATTTCTTCCTTGAGTCGCAAAAGCTCGATGACGGCGTCACCGGCAAGTACTGGTCGGAACCCTTTGAAATGGCGGCCCGCGCCTTCCAGTCCTACCTGGAGGATCGGCTGTCCGATATCGGCCGCAAGAACGACTACCTGAGCTGCCTGGCCGACAACAAATACCACTTCATGCCCGAGCTAGGCGCCCCGTTCAAGCCCTATCCCGAGGGCGAGGAGCGCACACGCATCAACGCCGCCTTTGACCAGGTGTTCAAGGCGCTGCGCGACGAAAAAGCCTTTGAGAAAGCGATGGGCAATACCGCCTTGCTGGATTCCATTTTTGGGGTGACACATGACTGACCTGAACCAACCGGCCCCACTGGCGCCGAGCGATCAAGCGCGCCTGAGCACTGAGCTGCTGCAAGCGAGGGCGCAGCTGGCCGGGGAGGGCGTGACGCCCCTGATGAGCGTGCGCCTGGCTACCCGCGTGCTGGAACTGCGCGCTCAGCTGGGGGCCACTGACGCCGCGGCGCCCGCGATCGCCCTGACGGGCACAGAGTTCGGCGAGTTTCCTGACACGCCCGAGGGCAAGAAGGAATTGCGTGCGGCCGCCAAGGCCTACCTGGAAGGGCTGCGCGGTCAGATGGTCAACTGCCCGGCGCTGGGGGCGCAGGTCGAGATTCGGCAGCGTGGCATCAAGGAAACGATCGCATTCAGCGCCAACCCGAAAAAATTGAAGCTGCTGCATGCGATCGCGCAAATCATTTCAACCGCGAAAGTGGCGTTGCGCGAGGACAACCACAAGCAGGACAAGAAGCCGGACGTATCTGGCTACTTTTACCTCAAAAGTCTCGTAGCGTTGGCTGATGAGCAGATAAGCGTAAGCGTCGTAGTCGAACAGGACTCTAACGGGCAGCTCTATTACGACCTGCTGATTGATCCGCCAAAAGAAAAGGCGATGCTCGATTCTAGTGGACGTTCCCCTGATCACAATTCAGGGCATCCACCAGAGCAAGACATCGCCCCAGCGAGCCAACGGACCCCTGATCACAATTCAGGGCATCGGCTCGACCCCAGTGTAGAACAAGATTCCAGCGGTGTCATGCTCGATGCAGTAGGCGCGCTGGTGCTGAACCTGTTCCTTGAAGATGAGGAGCCGTCCGAAATTGAACCCGTTGCTGCCGAGCTGGCCACCGGCGTAACCGCACAGAAAAATGGTTCCGTTCTGGTGTCCGGTGATCCAGTAGCGCTGGCAGCCTACGCCGCCGCGTATTTTGACGGGCTCAAGGTCAGCCAGACTGCTGACGGCATCGTTTTGCCCAAGGCCAAGGCAGGCCTGGCCACGTTCATTCCCACCAGTTCGCAGACGCTGGCCAGCGGCGCCATTGTTTATGAGCACGGCGCAATGGGCGGTGGAGCTTCGATCACCTACCAGGGCGAGACATCCGGTGTTGCGCGCGATCTGGCCAACCTCAAAGGGATCATGGCGCGCGAGTGGGGCCCCGAGAAATTCCAAACCGTGTTCGGCGAACCAGCTGCCGACGATGACGTGCGGGCCTACGAGGACGAACAACAAGCGATTGCCGATCGCAAAGCCCAGAATGCAGCGAATGCTGCCGATCGCGAGGCAGCGCCCGAGCGTGAGCGTCAGCAGGCGGCAGAGCAGGCTACCGCCGATGCTGCTGAGCGGGCCAAGGTACTGGCCGAGCAGGAAGCAGAGAAACGCGCGTTCTACGAGCAGACCACTGGCGCCGGCGTGTCTAGTAATCCTGTGTATCAGGCATATCTGAACACGCTGGAGGATCTGCCGACGTTCGAGGACGGCAACCATGGGTTTCTCAGCTGGGCGGGTGCGCGCGTTGCCGAGTTCGAGGCGAAGGTGGGCGGGCGCGTTTCCAATAATCGAGAGGGTTACGACGCCTACCTGCTGGAGTACTCCGAGGCGCATTTGTCTGAGCGAGTGCGTGCTGCTCGAACAGCTGCACAGCCGGTAGCCACCGGTGAGACCGACCAGCCTGCACCTGTGACTGAGGAGCCTGCGCCGGTAGCGCCAGTGCCGGAAATCATCGAGTACACAACCAAAAAGCAAAAGGTGCTGCGCGGCATCATCCGGACCGATCTGACGCTCGAGCAGGCCAAAGCGATCGATCCTTACACCTGGAAGATGAACGGCGGCTATTTCATCCGGGAAAAGCACCTGGGTGGCGATACCGCACACATCCAGGCCGCACCCACGCCGGTGGTGATGAGCGCCGAGCAACAAGCCGAGGCGGTGGCCACCGCTGAGCGGCTGGCCGCCGATCGCGCCAAGCAGGCGCTGGCCAACCAGGTGGAGAAACTGCGCCAGGTGGCCAACAAGGCGGTGGATGATGCAGACGGCAGCTTGAACGCCGATCGCAAGACCAACACCGCCAAGCGGTCACGAGAGGCCGGCTACGCATTGGAGAAAGCCGCAGCCAATAAGGCCGCTGGTCAAACCCTTAACCGTATTGCAGATTCGATCGAGGTCGGCGCCGCGGGCATGCTGACCAAGCTGTCGAGTCGCGCCCAGCTCGATGAGCTGCAGCGCCTCATGCGCCGAGCGATCAACGATGCTGATGAAAAGCTGGACGGCATGGCGAAGCATGCGCGCCGCGGGCGTGCGTTCGAAGACAACGACCTCAAGTATCTGGCCTTCCCACGGCCCGAGTCCTGGAGCAACCGTTACAGCCGTGCGGCCGACACGCTGGCGCGCAAATCCGCCAAGGGGAACAGCCGCCTGATCGCTGCCCTGGTCAAGATGGGTAACGGTCCTGAGCGGTTTGCCCTGAATGCCGCCGATATCGCCCTGACCCGCAAGGCCTATGCCGAGCTCAAGGCGGTGAAAGAAGGCTGGGATCTGACGGACCCCATGGAGGCGATCGGCCGAGCGGACCGACTGGCGCGCATGGGTATCACCGACACGCAGAGCCTTGTCGCCGCAGTCCAGGCGCTCATTCCCCACCTGGTGGAGAAAGTCCAGGAAGATCCGGTGAAGAAGGCCGAGCGCGCCATCGTCGGCCAGAAGGTGGGCATCGACTTTTTCCCTACACCTGCTCACGTTGCCCAGCGCATGGCGCAGCTGGCGCACATTCAGCCCGGCATGCGGGTACTGGAGCCCAGCGCCGGCAACGGCAATCTCGCCGACGCGGCCAAGGCAGCCGGTGGCCAGGTCGACGTTATCGAAATCTCCGACCAGCTGCGCAACATCCTGACCGCCAAGGGCTACAACGTGGTCGATCACAACTTTGACCACTTCACGCCTGATGAGCCCTATCCGGCGATCTTGATGAACCCGCCATTCAGCAATCGCCAGGATGCGGCCCACATCATGCGCGCCTTCGGAATGCTGGCCAGCGGCGGCACTTTGGTTGCGATCGCCGGGGAGGGCGTTTTCTTCGGCAAGGACCAAAAAGCGGTCGCCTTCCGTGACTGGCTGGACTCGCACGGCGCCGATGTCGAGCCGCTGGAAGGGGGCACTTTCCAAGACAACTCACTTCTTGCGCAAACTGGAGCGAACGCGCGATTGGTCGTCATTGAGAAATAGAAAAACCGCGCAAACCCCCCCAAAAAAGGGGGTTTTCTGAAACTTACCATCGTTGCTGAAACGCCACCAAAACGGGCGCAGCCCTTTATCAGCAACGAGGTAACACAAATGCCACGACACATTTACGCGCCTGACCGGGGCCTTGAAGAAACCGAGGCCAAGGTCGACGCCCTTGTAGGGGCGGCCCGTGAAAATGGGAACATGCTGGACAGCACCAACGGTGCCATGGTCAGCGCAGTCAAGAACGCTGTAGCAGACGCTACTAACCTGCTGCCTGGCCGCATGGCTCGCCTGCTCGACAAGATCGACGGTGACGCCAACAAGGGCTTGGCTGTTCACAGCCTGCTCGACGGTATCGCACGCTATGAGCAGCGTAACGGCTTCCAGCCTGACGCGGCATTGATCGATGCGGTCATCTCCCAAGCCGAGCACTTGGCTGACGGCGCGAGCACCAAGGTGCTGCCGGACGGCTACACCCTCGACAGTATCAGCACCAACGCCGCATCCACCCCGCTGTCGCACCAGCCGAACCGTATCGCCGTAGCGATCACTGGCGGTCTGGCTGACGCGATTCCGTTCGGTGCCTACCTGCCGTCCGATCTGAACTCTAACGAATCGAAGCTGGCGATTATCAGCGCGATCGCAGGTTCTGACTTCGGTGGTTACACCCAAGGCAAGATCCTGGACGGCACCGGTGGCGGCCTGGCCTACACCCGTTCCGAGCGCATTCTGGACGTGACCTGGGGCGGCGATCGCACTGCCGCGACCTTCAAGGCCACCGCCCGTATCGGCGGCGCCGGTGCGCAGGTTCCACTGCTACGCGGCCGTACCCGCGTCGTGATCGATGGTTTCACCGTGGGCGTCGAAGTCGAAAACGGCACTTCGAGCTCGATGCTGTCTGGTCAATACGTCAGTGATGCCGGTACTGCCTACGCCATCACCGGTACCGTGAACCTTGACACTGGCGAAGGTGCGGTAGGTTTCAACCCGGCACTGCCTGCCAGCGCCTACGTCGAGATTCAGGTGTTCATCGACTTCGAGCGCAAACCTGATCTGGCCCCGTACATCAACACCAAGGCCCAGAGCTGGAGCCTGTATTGCGCGCCGAGCCGCGTGCTGATGTCAGTCACCCCGGACAGCCGCAGCCAGACCCAGTCGGAACTGGGCGCCGATGGTCTGACCATCGCTGTACAGGCTGCACGCAACCAGGCCGCGACCGAGCGTTACATCGCTGCACTGAAAAAGCTCAAGCGTGTGGCCAAACGCACCAACCGTACCTACGACTTCGATGCAGGCGGTCGCCTGATCAACATGACCCGTGCGGCCGTGTGGCGTGACTTCGGCTCGTTCGCGGCACAGGTCGACCAGGAAGTGGCCAACCAGACCATGGAGTTCGGTCTGTCCTTCTGGTTCGTCGGCGACATCGGTATGGCTCAGTTCCTGTCGATGGACTCCACCGACTTTGTGTCGTCTGGTGTGGCGGCGAAGGCCGGTATCTACCGCATCGGTAAGTACAAGGGCAAATACGACGTGTTCTACGACCCGTACGTGGTCGAGGAAACCGAATCCGACATCGAAATTCTGTGTGTCGGCCGTTCCGCCCAGGTAGCGCGTAACCCTGTCGTCTTCTCCGACGCGGTCCCGCTGACCCTGATCCCGCTGGCGGTGAATTCGGACCTCAAATCGGGCGCGGCGCTGTTCAAACGCGACCTGACCGAAATCAACCCGCACAAACAGTCGGCTCTGGGCTGCGCCCTGCTGACCATCAAAAACGTGATTGCCGCGTCGTAAGGGGATTTTTATGGCTGCCAAAACAACCAAGGCGCAAGCCAAGGCTGCAGAGGCAGCACCAGCGACGGCATCAGTAGACGGCGCGCAGGCGTCGTCTGCTGTGGCCCAGGATCAAGCCAGCACTTCGCTGGCTTCTGGTGCTGCAAGCGAAACACCACAAGGGGATGGCAATGGGGGCGAGGGTGACAGTGAAGGGCCGTCTGAGCCTGCTGATGATGCTGGCGCTGGCGACGACTCCGGTTCCGCCGACTCTGCCACTGAGCAGGCCGACGCCGCTGCAAACGGCGCGCAAGGTGCTGACGCAGCCGATCAGGGCGTATCCGCTCAAGGCGTAGCCACAAACGGCACCGAGACCCCGTCGGACGCCAACGACAACCCGAACGCCGGCGAAGGTCAGACCGATGACCCAACAGGCGACCAGGGCTCGGACGAGGCTAATGCTGATAACGCTGGCGACTCGGACCAGTCGAGTGACGAATCTGCTGATTCCAGCGCTGCCGACAGCCCAGAAACCGCGCAAACCCAGTCCGAAAACGCTCCGGTCGAGCCTGTAATTTCTCAGGAATACCAGTTTCCGGAAATCTGGGATTTCCCGGCAACTCTGACCCTGACCAACAACACCCCGAGCCGTTTCGTGGTGCTGGGCAAGGGCATCCCGGTTGATGGATCGATCCAGATGGAAGTGACACAAGAGAGCTATGAAAAGCTTGCCCGCTCTCTGTATGCGCACTACCGGCTCGACAAGTGGGACAACGTTCGCGGCGTGCAGGTGAACCATGAAAGTACTGATTAACCGTAATTCGGGCAAAGCCCCACGGCCACTGGCCGAGGCGATCATTGAAGGGCGTGAATTCCCGTTCAAAGTCGAGCTGACCCACAGCAACATCCTGCCGCTGGTGATTCCGTCCAGCGGTCTGCCTGCTGCCTTGAAGCCTGGCGAAACCTACGTGGTGAAGATTCAGAGCTTCCACCAGGCCTGGCACCTGGTCACTGATCTGAGCGAGTTCGCCACTCGTACCAACAACGAAAACGAGGAGTACGCCGTCATCACCGAAGCGGGCGCCGCTGCGCTGCCTGCTCCTGTCGTCACCCCAACCGCCGAGGTCGCTGACCCTGCGCCTGTAGAAACCCCTGCCGTTGCAGATGCCACGGCGACCAGCGAACCGGCCAAGCCTAAAAGCCCGGTGGCCAAGGAGAAGAAGTAATGAGCCAGGTATTTTCTCGAACGGTAAGCAAGCGCTCCGGCGTCCAGCTTAACCAGATCGTTGATCAGTCTGAACAGCCGAGCACCAGCACCGTAGCGCACAACATCGCTATCGCTGGCCGATTCCCGCGCGGGCGTATCGACAAGGTATTTGCGGTCAGTCAGGGCAAGTTCAAGCGCACCCTGGGGCAAGCGGTCTCGCTGGCTGTCAGCGCGCTGGCAGAACCTGCCGTGCACATCTATGAAGCCCTACAGGCGGGCACCGTGCAGGCGATCGTTTCGCGCCTGATCAGTGCCTCGGCCAAAAACCAGCTGATGGTGGCGTCTGCCGTCCCTGCTGACGGCGGCGAAGTCTGGACCATGGTGGATGAAGAAACCGGCCCGACCGGCGCCTACCTGATCGCCATCAAACACCTGGAATGCTTCTCGGATGGCGTCATCGCCGAGATTCATGCAGACGAAGTCAAGGCCGGTAACGGTGCGCAGGCTTCTAGCAAGATCATCAGCCTGCAGCTGCGTGATGTGATCGACAACAAGGTGATCCTGGGCCCATTCAAAGGCTCGCTTGACGTGACGGCCCTGGATGAGTTCAAGCAGAGCTATTACATCGGCGACGTGGTGGCGCAGGGCACTGACGTACTGCAAGTCGTGTCTGTGTCCGCCGGCGCCACTGTTGCACCTGAAACCGTGTTCTATGGTCGCAAGGACAACAAGGACGTTTACGCCAGCAAAGCCCTCAAGTACTTCACCGAGGGCGACCAGGTCTACACCAACGACGAGCTGGATGCGGCCCTGGACCGTATCAAGCGTTCGCGTCCGACCTTCACCTACCTGTGCTCGGGCGGTACTGAAAGCGTGGCGCTGCTGTCGCGTCTGCTGACCCTGGGCAAAACGCTCAACCGTCAAGTGATCTGGGATGTTCCGGGCCGCCTGACCCCCGAAGCCGCGGCGACCTTCTACGCCTCGGTGGGCGGCAGTACCGACAGCCTCTACAGCCAGGCTTACTGGGCGCCATTGAGCGCGCAGAATCCGGTGGTGGGCGGTAAGGCCATCATGGGCACCTCTGGCCAGCAAGCCGGTTTCCGCTGCGCCCGTAACGCCCAGACCAATGCCAAGGGCATCGCGCCGCGCAATCGTCCGATCGCGGGTGATGACTACGCGGTTAACCGTACCAACATTACCCAGATTTTCGATCTGGACGAGGACATTGACCTGGAAGTGCTGGCCGAGTCCCGCATCAATCCGGTGATCTTCCGCGACTACTCCACGGGCGGCAAATACGCCTGGGTCGACTCGCTGACCGGTGCGCAGACCGAAGGCGCGAGCAAGCTGATTGCCGTTGCCGAAATGGCCACCTACGTCGACGACACCGCTGCATCTGCCGCGCAGGGCTTCCTGCAAAAGCCTATGCACGAGGCGGTCGAGCTGACCACGCGCTTCCTGAGCACCTTCTTTGCCGCGCTGCAATCGGCCGGATGGCTGCAACCGAGTGCCGAGCTGGGTGGCGCTTGCTATAGCGCGACCATCGAGCCGGACGCATCGGCGCCGTTCGAGAAGATGAACGTCACTTACTCGATCTGCTACGACGGCACCAACCGCGTCACCGTCGTACAACAGAACATCGTCAAGGTTTAAGGAGAACACATGGACAACCTGCTAACGGGCGTGCGCAGCGCCAAAGCTCTGATGGAGGCCGCATTTGCGGCCCCTGTACAAGCGCCAGTCAAGGTCGAGCCGTCTCCGGATGGCAACATGCTCGACAACTCCAATGGCAACGGCAACGGTTCGGGTAATGGTGAATTCCTGTTCGATGACGTGAAGTCGGTGATCACCGATGAAATGCGCGTCGACGCCGCTGCTGTGGTCAGCGCTTGGGCCGATACCGATGACCTGGGCGAGGGCGAAGGTTTCGGCGATCGCCTTTATGCGCTGGTAGTCGGTACCGCTTCCGATGGCGACGGCGATGCGGATCTGACTGACGACGAGTCGGCCTACGCCGCAGACGTTGCTGAGCTTGTGGGCGACTACCTCGAGGACAAGGGCATTGATGACGGCGATATCGATTCGCTGCTCGACAACTTCGACAACGACGTGGCCGCCCGCGTGCATGACGCGCTGCTGGACAAAATGCCGCAAGGCGACGAAGCCATGATGGATGACACCGACAAGTTCATCCATGGCGACGGCGACGACATGATGGATGCGACCTACCGCAAGGTGGTGGCCATCCGTAAAGGCAAGAAAGTGCGCATCAGCAAACGCATCGGCGGCACCGTGCGTTTGACCGCAGCCCAGAAGATCGCGGTCAAGAAGATGCAGCGCAAAGCCTTTTCGGGTACGGCAAAGCGCAATCGCGCCAAGTCCATGCGCATCCGCATGAAGATGATCGGTAAGTAACGCCGTGGCTGATTTCAGTACCGACTCGTTGGGCAAAACCGTGGGGGCGTCTATCTTTGGCGTCACTCCCACGGACGCCGGCAATACGTCCAACACGTTGCTGGGGTCAGTCGCATCGGTCACCGGCAAAGTCGGCACCAGCGTTGTAGACGGCGTTCTACAGTCTGCGAATGACACGGTGGCCGGAGCTGTCGGTGGCCAGGCAAACCTGCAGGCCATCACTGGCGCAGTCGGAAAGGTATCGGGCACGGTGATTGACCTGTTCAAGGGCAACACCACCGTGTCGGATGTCTACGGTGAAGTGAAAGGCAAGCTCACTGAGCTCGTCGACGGTAAGGCCATTGCAGGGGCCAAAGGTCTGGTCACAGGCCAGATCGGCGGGCTGCTGCCCGGGCTCACTGGACTTTCCAACGACTTGGGCAGCGACTGGGGCAACCTGTCTCAGGTACTGATGGCGCGCATTTTCGTGTGTGACGCCAAAGGCGTGCCCAATACAGCAGAATTTGCAGGCGTTTACGGGCCATTGGCCGAAGGCAGTGGCGTCAGCATTACCCAGAACTGGCAATCGCCGTTCGAGAATTCCGGGCCCGAAACAAAGGCGCCCACCCTGACAGGCATGCTGCAGACCGGTGGACTTGTCCCCGTGCTCAATGCCTTGCAGGCCATCAGCCCGTTCAAGGACGGCGCTGTATCCGACAGCATCAATTCCAGCTCCGATAAGCTGAAATCCATCATGCACGACCTGCAGGGCCGCACGGGCGTCACGCGCCTGAACAGTCGCCAGGTATTCGCTGGCATGCCGCCAGTGAAGTTCGGTTTCAGCATCCGCTTTCGTGCCCTGACGGATGCGCAAAAGGAAGTCGAGGCGCCGCTTGCGCGGCTGCTGGAGTGGGTTTTCCCCCAGGAACTGGCCGACGACGGCATTCTGTCCGAGGTGCTGCAAACCACCAAGGACGTGGATTCGTTCATCAAGGCCCTGTTCCCGTCCAAGGCGCCGTTGCTGCTGGGATTGACCCACGGTGGGCGCACCTACCCGCCATCGGTGATCGAGAACATCGACTACCCGCTCGATGCGCCGCGCGACAACCAGGGCAACTACATCGACCTCACGGTACAGGTCTCCATGTCGACGCTGACCGCCCTCGATCGCCCTGATATCCGCAAGTTCTTCTCCCGCCAATAGCGCGCAAACCCCCCGGAAATACGGGGTTTTCAGCGTGTGACGATGACCCTTGTTTGTTCCAGACCCGAGGGTAAGAGTATGGCCGTTGATGCAATGTCGGTTCTAAGCCGAACGTTCCAAAACACTAACGATATGGGCCGAAAGATTGTTCAATCTGACGCTCAGATCGTGTTCGATGAATTCCCTGACATCCCGCTGATCTGCAAGCAGTTCCCGTGGCCAGTGGCGACCGTGGGCGACGTGATCGAAACCTATGGCCCAAGCGGCCAGCTGATGGTCCAGCCGCAACAGGTCAAGACCAAGCAGGAAGGCCCGGTAGCGCTGTACGAGACCGTCAAAGGTCAGGCCAGCGAAATGCTCAAGGCGTTGATCGCCAATGGCGGCTACCTGAACGCCACCGTGTACGAAGGTCGTCCGGACGACTACCTGCGCAAGGAAGAACTGAAAAACCTGGTACTGGTGATGGATACGCCAGATCGCGACTGGGAGAACGTTGCGCAAACCCTGCTGTTCCAGGGCACGCTGCACTTCCACTGGTTCGCGAACCAGTAATCATGCAAATCAGCCAATTGGTAGTGAGTTACATGGCGCAGCTGCCCATTGGCTGCGTGCTCACCGAGGAGCAAATTACCCGCAGCCTGCGCGAAGCCGTTCGCCAGTTTTGCGGGTATGCGCGCCTCAAGAACGCACGCGATGCCAATGGCAACTACGTCTACATCGACGCCAGCGAAACCGCGCTGGGCGCTCAAGACTTCGACCTGACCGTTGGCGAAACCTCGGTGATCCGGCCGCTTTGGTACATGTACCTGGAGCGTGAAAACGCCTTGGCGCTGGAAGCATCGCGCAGCCAGGGCGCCGAAGTGTTTGGCCGTGGCACTGCCGAAGTAGGCCCTGCGATCGAGCTGTATGAGCAGCGCCTGCCCGGGCTGGCGTTTTCCTGCGACGTGGTTTCCATCTGATGGCCAGCATCTTCGAGCGCCTGGCCTATCAGGCAACGTCCGCGGTCTCACCCAAGCTGGGCCTGAGCACCAGTCAGCTCAAGTACACCGCCGCGGCGCGCGACTTTCTCAACGGCAACTTGAACGGCGCGGCCAACAAGCTGGCCGACACCGTTTTTGGCCGATCTGCCAAGTTCAACAATGGAGACAACATCCTTTTGGGTGGCGTGTCCTGGAGCAAGCTTGAGCAGATGCACGATGAGGCCATGGGCATCAATCGTGAGCGCAGCAACCTGTGGCATGTGGGGGTGGCGCCGATCGGCAAAATCTCGGCGCCGCGGGTCAACCTGCTCGCAATCGAATGCTCCTACAACGGCGTGCAGCTGGGCTGGGACCCCGGAAAGATCGGTAGCGGCTTTACCCAGATCCCGACCGGCGTTGACCCAGTGGAACTGCACCTGACCTGCTACGACGTGGACGGTGAAATCAAGCTGTGGTTCGACCAGCTCCGGCTCACTGTCGCATCCCCTGATGGCACGTTCGGTCTGCCATCGCAGTACACCAACAGCATCACCATCACCCACGGCGCGGTCCAGCAGGACTACGGCTACTCGGGTACGTGGCCAATGGTCCCGGTGTCGTGCGAAAGCAACCTGGCGCGGTCCAGCGATGAGTTCGCCACCGTCACCCTGACCTTTTCCCAATACGACTCATTCGGGGCGCTATGAAATACATCCAACCGCTGAACACTGAGCGGCTGTCCGTGACCATGTCACTGCTCAACATGGATCAGGTCGAGGCGCTGTGTGAAATCCCGGCCGTCTATGAGCAGCGCACCTATACCGCGCTGCTGCGCCATGTCTGCACGCCAATTGACCGGCCCGGCGCCGTCGCTGATCCGCGCATGTGGTCGATCAATGAGCGCATCTATGCGACCGCCTACTACATGAGCCAGACCCGCGAAGACGGTCCTGATTTCCCGATCGGCCACGGCCATTTTCGCGACTACTTGCTGGGCAGCACCGACTTCACGCCGGACGTGGCCAATATCGCCTTCGAGTTCGAAGGCCGGCAGATGATTTACAGCCCCATGCTCGGCTACCAGGCAGAAACGATCGAATCGCTGATCGCTGGCGGTACGTTCAAGGCCACCAATTACAGCTGGTGGGCCGCAACCATGGCGGCCTGCTTGCGTGGGGCCGACGAGGAGGTGCTGGTGTACCGCGACGATGCGCAGTACGAAAGCGTACTGCTCGAGCGCATCCACGAGGTTCGCAGGCTGGCGGACACCCAGTTTGTCGGGCTGTTCGACTGGTATCGCCAGTGCGAGCAACAAGGGGCGCACCTGGTGTACGCCTCAACCAATTTGCACGGCGTGATCGCGCACCAGGTCAGTGTCCCGGACGAGGAAAAGGGGGTGCCAGAGTTAGCACCGGCCCGATTTCCTCCCCATTCCTGCATCAGCGAGCGAGCGCGTCACATTATGGGATTCGTACAACTCGATCAGGGCTGACCTGGCGCTGTATTTCGGCCAGGACCTGATCCAGTGCGGAAAGCTCACGGACGAGCGAATCAAGAAGCTCTTTGCGAGCAAACCCTTCGAGAACTGGAAGAAAAGTCGTGAAAACGAGGGCAAGGCTGTGGCCGCGCAGATCAGCCGTGCGGACTCGATGATTAAGGGCCTTTCCAACATCGCCGAGGTGCTGGCCAAGCGCCCGTAATCGGCGCAAACCCCGCCCATTTAGTGGCTATTCACCAATACAAAATGTGGGAAACCACCATGAATTTCTTGGATAGCAAAATGGCCGCTGAGACGCAGCGTTTAATGGATTCTCCAATGGTCAAGGCCGGCATCAAGCTGGCCCAAACCGTGGCCGGCGCGCTGCTTATCGGCTTTTGCCAGAGCGCAGTTACCAAGCTCGATGGAATTCAAAACTCCATTAACGGGTTTAGTAAGGACATTGCCCTGGTGCAACGCGACCTGAGCCAAGTCAAGACCACCCAAGACAACACCACCAAAGACATGGCCGTCATTCAGACCACCGTTCTGCAGCAGGGCTTTGAACTCAAGCAGCTGCGTAAAGAGTTTGACGGCCGTGGTCACTAAGGCGCGGCCGGGGGCCGTAAAGCGCTGCGCCCGCAGTGCCAAACCCTACAACACCCGTTTGATTGCGCTGGGCCTTGTCGCTGACGGCCTGGCGGTTGCGTGGGCGTGCCTGGATGGCGCCGGCGTGATCAACCCAGCGATATACGCCGCGGTCTCGGTTCTGCTCAAGACCGCAAACATGGCGATTCATGTCCTCAGTAAACAGCCAGGGAGTGCCGACGATGGCGAATCCGACGACCAGTGAAGCCGCGGCTTCGATTCGTGCAACAGGGAAGCGTACCGGCGTGAAAGCGCTGGTCATTGCCATCGCGGTATCGGCCGCAAGTTACGAAGGCATTCGCCTGACGCCCTATGACGACGGCTTGGGAATTCCCACCGTGTGCATGGGCCAGACGCTGGGCGTGAAGTTTGGCCAGCCAGCGCGAACGCTCGAGGAGTGTTCCGCTCAGTTGCTCGAGCGAATCCAGCAGAACCAGGACGATCTGAATCGCCGTATTGGAACGATCCAGACGACCACCGGAACGATCACGTATCTGGACCTGAGCGAAGGCGAACAGCACGCCTACAACAGCCTCTACGACAACCTCGGCCCAGGCGGCAAGGGCGTTAAAGACGGCCTGTTTGCTCTCAAGTCCAGCGGCGCGCCGAGCACGATGATGCGCCTGTTACGCGCAGGCAAACGCTGGGAAGCCTGTCAGCAAATCATGCAGTGGCTTAACCCTAAGTGGATGCCAGGCATTGCCAAGCGCCGCCAAAGCGAGCTGGCCAGCTGCACGCGCGACCTGAAAGCGCCCACCCCTTTTCCTTGATTCACCCAACCCGTTGTCAATATATGGAGAAATACCAATGCGTAAAATTCTGATGGGCGCCGTTTTGGGCCTGGCACTGGCCGCTGTGGCCGCCTGTTCCACCGTGGGCCATGTGGTTTCTACCGTGGGTGGCGCGGTCTACACCGACGCTTCCAGTGCTGTCGCCGGCTACTGCTCCCTGACCCCAACTCAGCGCGCTGTCGCCCAGCTGGTGGTCGCGGGGAAGGTCTACAACTCCGGGCTGTGTGACATCGTCAACGGTGACACCACACTGGATGCCCAGCTGACCGCCGCGGCGCAAGAGAAAGCGGCCACGCTGATCGATGATGCGATTGCCAAGGCGGTGGCCGATGGGCGTCTGACCCAAGAGCAGGCCGATTTGATTCAGTCGACGCGCACCGCATCGAGCACCACGACCCCGCCAACCCTTTCGCCGGCGACCACAACCACCCCAGCCGCCCAGGTAGCGCCTGACACGCCGACCACCGTGGCGCAGGCGCTCGGGGCCACGGTTCGTGCGTAAGCAGGGCTTTAGCGGCGCCCCTATCCTGCGCCCGTACCGATCGGTTTCAAGCAATCAGCTGTGGACGCTGATGAACACGATCTACTACGTGGATAAGAACGGGGTCAGCTATGAGGCCCCGCGGGGGATGCTCACCGACTTGGCCAGCATTCCGACGCTGGCCAGCGGGCTGTTCTCGAACGTCGATCATCGTGCCCCGGGTGTGATCCATGACGCCCGGTACATGCTGAGCCGCGTCACTGGCGAGAAGCGCGCCGACCTGGACAGCCTGTTTGCCGAAATGAGCGTGCTGCAGGGCGCCAACGAGGCGCAACGCTTTGCACTTCAAAGTGGGCTAGAGATTGGCGGGTGGCATGCCTGGGATGAATGTCAGCAGGCCGGCGTGACCTGGGCTGACTTCGATATCTCAGTGCTGAGCGATGAGGAGATTGCCGACTACAAGGTGAGATTCAATATTGCTGATATTCAACTCAGTCGACTGGCTTAAAGATGACTATGGATTGCCCGATCTGTACTGGCGGGCAACGCTGATCGTCTACCAGGTGCCGGTCAAGATGACCGGCAAGCTCTGGCTGGCAGACGAGCATTCGCAATGGGTGCTGACGGCCACCTGGAATTTCTAGTACAACGCCCCAGGCTAATGCAGCTTGGGGCGTTTTTTCACAACCTTTCAGACGGCGACACGATGTGCAGCCTTGTCCATGGGCGTTTGCGGCCGCTTGCTAGGGCGGGGCTGGGGCGCAATGGTGCGTTCGGTGGCGAATCTTGCCCACCTTTCCATCATGGGCCGGCGCTTGTCGAGCTGGGCGCCGCGGGCATACCGGCGTGAGGTGGAGTTACCCACCACATGCGACAAAGCCACTTCGCACAATTCATCCGAAAAGTCGGTTTTCTCCTGCAGCCAGGTGCGGAATGTGGCGCGGAATCCATGCACAGTGCAGTCCTCGCCCATCGTGGTCATGAGCCTGCGCAAGGCGTTGTTGGCCAGCGACTTGTCGTGCTTGGGATTGGAGAAAATGAACTCACTTTTGCCCCGGGTTCCCACCTCTTTAAGCACGTTCAAAGCAGCTTCGCTCAACGGCACCATGTGCAGCTCACGGCCTTTCATGCGCACAGCCGGCACATTCCACACAGCGTGTTCAAAGTCGATTTCTTCCCAACGCGCGCCGATGGCCTCGGCTGAGCGAGCCCCTGTCAATATAAGGAATTGCAGGCACCGCGATGCGCGCGTGTCTTCGGCATCGAGCCTACGCATGAACGCCGGCAGTACCTGGTAATCCATGGATTCCAAGGGCGTCGGTGTCGGGAGCACCTTGGACATGATGTTTTGCAGGTGGCCACGCCAGCGCGCAGGGTTCTCGCCTGTCCGGTGCCCCATGGCCTTGGAGTAGTCCAATACACGCTCAATTCGATTGCGTACGCGGCGTGCGGTCTCAGGCTTTTCACGCCAGATCGGGTCGAGCACCTGGCGCACGGTGTCAGTGTAAATGTCATACACCGGCACTTTGCCAATTATTGGATAAATATGGTCGCGCATCGACGCTTCCCATTGGTGGGCGTGAGCCTGCGACCAGTCATGGCGGTGCCGCTCAATGAAAGCCATGGCATCGTCCTGGAAAGTCACGGCCAGCCGAGCGCGCTCAGCCTTATCAAGCCGAGGATCGATGTCTTTATGTGCTAACAGTTTGATTTCCATGGCCCTAGCGCGTGCGTCTTCAAGGGACACATCCGGCCACTTGCCTAAGCCGTCATCGCGCCGTCTGCCTTGGAAGGTGTAGCGCACGATCCAGGCCTTGCTGCCACCTGCCGAGACTCTGATTGACAATCCGTGTTTGTCGGGAAACTTTCCCGGGGTAACTATCCTTTCGAGAAACTTTTGAGTGAGGGCCATGGGAGGTCTGCCTGTATGCGTTGGTGTGCTGCTTTATTTGGGTGGGCGGTCCGTAGCATGTGTCGGTTCCAGGAGTTCGAGTTACAAAAGACGTTTAAGTTTAAATTATCAGGGTGAAATCCCTGAACGGTGGCGCAGATCGCGCCGATTATTACGCGGATATTATATCCGCGATTCAATTTGCTGTAGAGCCCACCACACAAGGGCTCATGGGTCAGACCCTGGAACCGGTCCCACAAATTGACCCCAACCTATGCATGTTCGTTTGTAGAGGGTGTCACGAGAAGGTTCCACAGGAAAGTACTTTTACCGACGAGTGGTCTAGTTTTTTTCACTATTTGATGATTCGTCACGCTTTAGATACGCCAAATAGTTGTCTACCCCCCCAAAAGCGTCAATCATCTGCCGGGTGTGTCTGATTTCTGACGCGCTCCTTTCGCTCTGTCTATCGCGGGCTAGAGCGTTTTGAGCCACTGCGACACGCTTAAAGTAGCGGCCGAATTCCGTAGGCATTTGGTAAGCGATTGTTGTCAGCAGCGCTACAATCGAAAACCCCAACACCACTCGCACGCGACCGTACAACTTGTGGAGTTTCGACGGGTGATGCGATTGATGGTAGTGGCGATATATGTAAACAAGTGCACCGCTGATAACTAAGAGTGGTGGAGTGATCATATAACTAGCCCCTGTATTCGAACTGGATGAGCCAGCACCACGGATTCGTGATCGCTGGAAGGTCTGGCATGGTGCTGGACCAGTAGTCGGCGAAATCTCTTACACTAAGGTGCCCGCTGGCCGTGAGCTGGCGCTCGGTGACCTGATTGAAGCGGGTAATGCCAATGCGCCGAACGATGCCGGTGCCAAGGCGGGAATACTTCTCTGCGGGTAATGCCTGGAGCAGTTCAAATGCATTACCGACGCGGATAGGGGCGGTCTCGGAAGCTATCAGCCCCTGCCTGAATGCGCGCTGAACGGCGCTGATCAGTGCGAGATTGTCATCGGGGGCAATCCCGGCCGCGCTCAGTACCTCCTGATCAATGAGGGGTTGCGGGTGGCAGGGCAACACCAGCAGGCGCACGGCGCCGATTTGCACACGGGCCCCGATCGCGGGCGTGAACACCATCTTTTGCAGGCGGAAATCTAGATTGCGGGTATCTGCGGGCGCGTACATCAGCTGCTCACCAGGGTGAAGTGCGCCGAATCTGGCCCCAGGTTGTACTCGGCGATAAACTGGGTTTCGAGCTCCTTGATGATGGCGAACATGGCCGCCTTGGCTTCCAAGTAGTTCATACGCTGCCCCTTGGGCGTGGACCAATTCGCCTCGGTGGCATTGCCAGCGCCGTCCTTTAGCTGCACCACGGCTGTCCAGGCCACGCGCTTTTTCTTGGGCAGACCCTGTTTGACCTGGCCCAGTGGCCGGCCGCGGTCACCCTCATAGCGGATATGGGCGCCGTCAAAGATGACTTTCATGGGATTCCTTGATAATCAGGGGCATAGGCATATAATGCGAGGCACAAGTTTCTGGCTGAAACTGTGGAGAAAAACCGCGCTACCTCACGGAAACGCGGTTTTTTTTCGTCTGTCGTTTGCCTCAGATCGCCTGCGGCACTTCCTCACCGCCCAACGCCTCGAACAGATCCGGCAAGAACTCCCGGAAGGTCAGCATCATCAGCACGAAACTCGCATCCAGCTGACCCAGCGCATCCTCACCGCCATCCTGCGCGGCCTGGTCCACTAGCAGATCCTCAAACTTCAATCGGGTGATGCTCAGGTCATCGCCCAGTACAAACGAGAGCGCGGCTTTATAGGCGAGTGACAGGGTGGTGCAGAACTTGCCCGTGGCCAGGTGCAGCTTGACCTCATCGCTGGTCAGGTCCTGACGATCACAGCGCACCTTGCCGCCGTCCTCGTGGGTATCCCGGAGCAGGCAGGAGTCGAGCACAAAGAAGTTTTCCGGAGCTTCCTCAGTCTTGAGCCAGTCGGTCATGCTCGCTGCCGGCGCCACTTTCACAGTGATCGGGCGTACGGGAAGGGAGCCCAGTACCTCACGCAACGTCGACAGTAGATCCTCGGCCGCCTTGTCGCTGGCGCTGTTAACCAGCACCAGCTGGCGCTCTACGTCGATCGCCGCATAGGTGGTTTTGTGGCGAAGGAAGGTGCGCGGCAGGAAGGTCTGAATGACTTCATCCTTGATCTGATCGCGCTCCTTTTTGTACACCTTGCGCAGTTGCTCGGCCTCGATCGCCTCGACGCGCTTCTTCACTTCATCGTTGACCGCGCTGCCTGGTAGCACGCGCTCGATTTTCTTGGCGGCTACTAGAAGATAGCCCGAGCTAGCATGAACTAGCGGCGCATCCTCGCCTTTGCCGAACGGTGCAACGAATCCGTAGGTGTTGAATTCCTGAGTGGCGGGCTCGCGGGTGGGTTTAGTGGCCAGCGCCGCCTGCAGGGCTTCAACGTCGAAGGGCAGAACTTGCGTCAGGCGGTACACGATCAGATTTTTGAAGAACATGGCTTATCTCGAATGCAGCTGGTAGCGGGTGACGCGCTCTTGCGCGGGCGTGGGTTTGAGCTGGAACTCTGGCGCCGGGTCGACGTGGCCAAATGCGGCCATGGCTTCGGCGAGCCACTTGCGATCGGCCTCTCTGGCACTAACGGTTTTCAGGGGCTTGCCCAGGTAGGTGATCGGGTGCGGCATGGTTTACGCCCCGGCCAGATAGGGGAGGGGGGCAAACGGTATGTCGTCGTCAAAGGATTCAAAGTCAGGTGGCACACCGTTCTGTGATCCGGTACCGCGCTGCCCTTGCGGCTGATCCTGACGAGGCGCCTGGGGGCGCTGCTGCTGAGGCTGCGATTGTGGGCGTTGTTGCTGCTGGCTCTGGTCCCCTTGAGGCCGGCCGCCGAGCAGCTGCAGGGTGCCCTGCATGTCCACGATGATTTCGGTGGTGTAGCGCTTCACACCGTCCTTTTCCCAATCCCGGGTTTGCAGCTTGCCCTCGATGTAGACTTGCGAGCCTTTGCGAAGGTACTCACCGCCGATTTCCGCCACTTTGCCGAACATAACCACGCGGTGCCACTCGGTTTTCTCGACCTTCTGCCCGGTTTGTTTGTCCGTCCACTGCTCACTCGTGGCCAGGCTGAGACTGCAAACAGCATTGCCATTGGGCAAATACCGCACTTCCGGGTCCTGGCCACAGGTGCCCACCAGGATCACTTTGTTCACACCACGAGCCATTTCGACCCCTCTCTAATGGTATCCGCGTACAGATGAAATTCTATCCGCGTACATCGGACAGCACTATAAATACCTTTCCGAGGGGTTCAATAGCGAAATGTATAATTTCTAGATAAACTCGCCAAATACATCGAAAACACTGATAAGGCGCGCATGAATATTGAGGTTTTTAAAGACTGCAAAACGGTCGAGGAGGCCGTGGAGGCCGCTCAGGCCGCGCGCTGCCGACGCCTGGAGCTGTACGTTGATCTGCATTTTGACGGCGTGCGGATGAAGGCTCTTGCGGCGCATTCAAAAGCCAATCAGAACAAGTTCGCGAACCAGATCAGCGTGGCCATCACGTCTCGTCGAGGGCTGCCAGAGAAGCTAAGCCGTCGTTTGGAGCAGGTGCTTGGGCTGCCCTTTGGCTGGCTGGAGCAGGAATATCCAGAGTCTGAATTGCTGCGTTCGAAAGCGCGCGGAAAGCGCTTAGCGAGGAAACTGCGCACTCACAAATTCTCAAGTAGATTCACACATTCGAACTATTTGGAGATTATTTCGGGGGCGGCGTCAGGCGAGCGGGGGCTCTCAAAGTCCCTGTATATGCGGGCTGTAGGCCATCTGGTGCGCTTGCCGAGAGGCTAGAATGCGCTCTGTACGCGGATAGAATTTCTTAGACGGGGCTCATGGCCCTGTGATATACAGCACGCCTCAATTGGATCACACTTGTGCGCAGTATCTGCGCGATCCACCAAACAGGAGGCAAAAAAAAAGAACCCCCCACCTCGACAGTGTTTCTGGGTTCTTTTTCTACAACATATGAAACGACTTTCCCGCTGGGTAGACCCGAAAGGGCTGATCCAACGTGAACACAAGTATGGCAGTGCCATATTCCATCGACCCTACAGCTTCCCTAGCTACGCCCGAATCAGAATCCTGATGAGCGGGGGTCTTGCGTGTTCATAGCCCGACTATACCACACCAAACGCGCGTTAACACGTACGCGCGTTCGCGTCATCCCCGCACGTCGAATAAGTCAGCAGCCTTGCTGCGCTGACCCGTGCGCACTCCATTTTCAAAGCCATCTGCTCTCAGCACCCATCTTTCAAGGAGGTGCTCGATGAGCATCGTTCGCGCTGCAAGGAAAAGCAATTTCTACGTCTGCCCGTCATCAGTGATCGAGGATCGCCGCTTGTCTTGGGCTGCGCGTGGTCTCCTGGTGTACCTGCTGAGCAAGCCAGATAACTGGTTCATCCAGATCAAGGATCTGCTGAATCAAACCATGGGCGCGATCGGCGGCCGTTCGGGCCGTGACAAGGTGTACAAGCTGCTCAATGAGCTGCGCGCGGCCGGCTACGTCTATCAGGAGTTTGTGCGCGAGGGTGGGGGCTTCAAGGGCGTCGAGTATGAGGTGTCTGACACCCCGGATCTGGAGCAAGCAGCGGCCTACGTCGCCAGCGTCCAGGCCAAAGCAGCCCGTCGCAATCCAGAGCTCGAACTACCGTTTCCGGAATTGCCGGAAACGGTAGCGCCGTATCGGGAACCGCCGTTTCCGGAAAAGCCGGAAACATTAGATAGCACTGAAAGTGCAATTAATCTTGAAAAAGCACCTAAGAATCCTACGAACGAAGTCGAGCAGCCTGCTCAAGTGGCTGGCCAGCCCGAGAACTACCCGCGCCTGGCATCCAGTCCGATCCACGCCACCTGGCAGGCTTATGCCGTCGCCTATCACGAGCGACACAAAGCGTGGCCAATCTTCAACCGCACCGTTGCAGGGTTGATCACCAAGCTCAACGAGCGTGTGGGCGCCAAAGCACCCGAGACCGCCAAGTTCTTTGTCGAGCGTGTGAACTCACCTGTCGTGAAGGCCAAGCGGCACCCAGTGTCCTGGCTGCTCAAGGACTGCGAAAGCTACGCCACAGAGGCTGTGTTGTTCGCCCAAAGCAGAGAGCGGGCTAAACAGGTTGCCGATACCCGTGCGATCGAGACCTACGAGAACACCGTGGCGCCTGTAGCTGCGAAACCGGTGTCTGATCAGGCGTTGGCAGGCATGAACGCACTGCGTGCATTGCGCCCAGGTCGTCGCGCTGGGGCTGCCCAGTGATCGGCGGGCGTCACAAAACGCAGGCAGAGGAGCAGTGGTGGCACGACGTGTCCGATATCTGCGGCTGCATCTGCTGCTTGCTCGATGGCCGTCCGCGCGATTACTCGCTGCCTGCTCACGTCTCGATTCACCACTGTGACGGTCGGACCAAGGCCCACGCCCATTACTACGTGTTGCCCCTGTGCGCCGGTCATCACCAGCCCGGTACCGGCGTCGACAAGTCGTTGCTGGCGGTCCACGGCAACAAGGCTCTGTTTACCCAAACCTATGGCCGCGAAATTGAGCTGGTGGAGGCCTGCGTGTTGCTGGTCCTGCGAGCCGAACGGCCGGTACCGGATGGCGTGCATGCGCTGCTGGCCAAGTGGGCGCAATACCTTCAAACCTTGGAGGCTCAAGCGTGCTGACCGACCTGGCAACGTCGAAAAGCAGTACCAAAGTCTGCCGCGGTTGCGGGAACACCGACCTGGTGCTGTTGCGATCGCTGCAGCGCAAGCAGTACCCGGACTGTCGGCGAGTGATCACCTGGCCGCTGGAGGACAAGCGACCCTCTCTGATTGGCTCTCACCGCGCAGGGCGGGGAAATTCGGAGGTTAACAAGGGTTAAACGCGCCTACGCGCCAAAGCGCGTAAACACGTTGGCGCGAACGCGCGTTTGTGCAAAAATGCCCTGGCATTTCAGCCAGAGGTTGCACATGAACAAACTACCGATCGTATTCAGTTCGATGGGTGCCAGGTTCCTCGCAGAGCGCATGCGCTTTCTGGGAAACGCCGAGCTTCTAGCGGACACCTTCGAACTGAACCCGCCGCAAGGCTTTGAGGCTGAGGCCTGGGCGGATACCGCGCAGGAACTGACCGAAACGTTGAAGGCGGGTAAAGCCATCGAACCGACTCCTCGCAATGTTGAATTGCTGGTGGAGTCGCTTGAGGGGAGCAGCGTAATTGGGCGAGCCAGTCCAAACCTGCGATCCGGATTGACCGAAATCGCGCTGTTAGTCGCCAAGCGGCTGGAAGCGTACGCAGGGCGCCCTGTGCGGCCGGAGCTGGATTGATGCACAAGCTTGATGGCGATATCGCGGTGGGAACCGCGGCCATCGAGACGCCGATCGGCACGATGCTGTTCACAGTGAGTTATACGGCCAGCTTTCTGGCCGGGGAGGATGCCCGCTGTTTCGTTGCGATCGCTCACCACGCTGCTACTGGCGTGATGACGATAGGTAGCAGCGGCGAAGTGAAGGGCGCTCCCGGCTACCGCCTGGCGTGTGCCAATGCCGCTCTGCGGGTTTGGGATGCAGTACAGGACTACTCGAAACACAAACGGATGTTTGAGGCTACGCGTTATGACAATTGATGGAATCGACTGGGTCAGCGCCATGCGCGACACCGAACGCTTTGCCTTGACGACAACAATCACCGATGGCGGTGAGCTCTTGACCCTGGAGCACCTGCGCACTGGGCTCAAAGCGTCCATTCTGACGGGTGCTGCGGGCGAACAAATGCGCCAGATCAACACGCGAAATCTGTGCGAGCAGCTGGCGCACAAGTTCACTGAGTCCCGGATGCTCGAGCACGGCACCCACGCCTTCGCCCGTCAGGTGCGCTGTGTGTATGCCAATCAGCTTATTCAGGTGATCGCTCGCCACGGCCGGCGATTTCTGTACAGCCCGGCGCACGATCGCGTGGCGCGGCTCGTTTACGACAAGTCGGTTTACTTGATGGACGCGAAATCTGGCGTTCGGGTAGTGCTGCGCAACAACGGGGAGTGGGCGGGCTTTAGCCACGGCGGCACGCTGCGCGATCTGGTGACGATGATGCGCGACTACGTGATGAAGGGGACCCGCATCGGCTTCCACTTCATTGGACTGGAACGCACTTTCGGCAAGGGCAATATCTGGGGCTACACCGATGACCAGATGCTGGCCTGCCGCAACGCTGCCCAGAACCTTCCCATTATCGTCGACCACGAAAAGGAGCGCGCAGCATGATCGAGCGCCGCACCATCACCCTGGAGCAGTTCCAGGCCGAATACAAAGCTCAGGCCGAGCAGCGCGAAGATATCGTGGTGATCTGCCCTGCCTGCCTGTCGCTGCAGAACGGCCACGACCTCATCAAGGCCGGCGCGGGCGAGACGATGGACGATCTGAATGGATCGTTCGGGTTTTCCTGCTTGGGGCGCTGGACTGGCAAGGGTTCGGCCACTGCCGAGGTCAAGGCCGCTGGCAAGGGCTGCAATTGGACGCTGGGCGGCCTGTTCCGGATCCACACCCTGACGGTGACAGATCCGGACGGCAACGAGTACCCGTTTTTCGAGCTGGCCAGCAAGGAGGCTGCTCAGGCCTACCGCGCCAAGCAGCTGGAGGCCACCGAGTAATGATCGCCACCCATGCGCTGGCGCTAAGCCCCAGCATGGTCAACGCCATCCAGGAGGGTCGCAAGTCGACCCACCGGGTGGCGGTTGCCCCTCAGCCGATCAACGACCGCGTAGGCATGGTGAACGGCGACTACTGCCGGCGCCCGCACCTGTGGTTCGTCGATGGTCTCGTGAGTGAGTACCACAGTACAGGCCGCGACGTGCCCCAGTGGAAATGTCCCTACCCGCCCGGAACGATCGTGGCCATTCAGGAGCCATGGAATCGCGAAGGTGGTTTGACCTCCCTTCTGGCTGATCACGATTGGATTGCCGAATACGCCAAGGCCGAGCCGGCGAGTTACCAGGCACGCAAGGCCAATGGTACTGCTCCACGCTGGGAGGACGCCGACGCCATGCCGTTGGAGTACTCCCGCCTGACGCTGGTGATCACCTCGGTGCGCGCTGAGCAGCTGCAGAAGATCAGCCAAGACCAGGCTGTAGCCGAAGGCATTTGCTACGACAAGCGCACCGGCAAGTACTGGATTCTCGATTCAGAAGACCACCGCGACAAGCAGACCAAGGAGCCGCGCGAGGCTTATTGCTGGCTGTGGGAGTCGCAAGGCACCCCTTACATGTGGAGATCCAACCCGTGGGTTTGGGTTCTCGAATTCTCAGTGTTTGAACAGGATGGTTCCCAATGAGCAACGCCACCAAAGCAGCCGTTTCCGAGTCCCGCACCGCTGACAAATTCATGGTCCGCTTCGACGAAGAAGGCCAGCGTTCCAAGGTTGAGGAGCTGGCCAAGCAAGAACGTCGCTCGATGAACAGCTGGATCCTCGAGGCGATCGACGAAAAGCTGGCGCGCGCCGAGCGTCAGGAGCTGCTGCTGGATTCGCTGGAGAAAGCTTTGCACGGCGATACGGTCATCACGACCTCGACGCATGCCGAGGAAACGCTGGATCGCGTGCTCGAAAAGCTGAAAACCGCCATGCCCGGGTCCAAGGTGCTCCAATGACGACAGAGGAATTCATCCGGGATTGCGCGGCCCGTAACTGGTCGCGCACTCAAACCCACCAGGCGCTCGGGATTAGCCGCCCGAAGTTCAATCTGATCCTCGAGCACATGCCCGACGTTAAGTGGCCTGCACCAGGTAAGTCGGCAGCTAATTATCAGGCGTACCGGGAGGCTCGTGGCCAGTGCTCACCGGCGCGCCGGGCTGCGCTGATCCGGAACAGGAAGATGGCGGCTGTCGCCACCTATGAGGTTGACGGGCGAGTGGGCACGGTCGACGAACTGGCGGTGCATTCGCCGGTATCGGCCGGGACTATTCGTCGTCGTTTGAGTCTCGGGGTTCCTCCTGAGCAGGCTTTCACAAAGCCGGCCACGCCACTGCGCGAGCGCCGTAATGGATCGATCCGAGGATCTGCAGCATGAAAACGCTGAGCATTCGCCAGCCGTGGGCCTGGTTGATCGTCCACGGTGGCAAAGACATCGAGAATCGCAGCTGGCACACGAAATATCGCGGGCGCTTCCTGGTGCACGCCGCCAAGGGCATGACTGGCGACGAGTACTGCGACGGCCTTGAGTTTGCCATGCGTGCCGCCGACATCCAGCTGCTGCGTGACTTCCCCACGTCGCAGGAAATGCGTCAGCAGTGGTGCGGCGGCATCGTTGGGTCTGTGGAGCTGGTCGACAGTGTCGATACGAGTGATTCGCCTTGGTACATGGGCCAGAAAGGCTTTGTGCTCCGCAACCCTCAGTCCCTGCCGTTCGTTCCATACAAGGGGCAGCTGGGTTTCTTTGAAGTCGATCCCCAGGCTGTGGGTTTTGACGTAGGGAGTACGACGTAGGCCGCGCAAAGCCTGGCTTGCCGGCCGTTATGCCCGAGCCATAATAATCATTAACAAAGGCGCGAACGCGCGAACGCGCCAAAACACGTTGGCGCGTTGGCGCGTTCATGTAATTATGGCCGGGCAATCAGCCAGATACAGGAAACACCATGTACACACACCCAATCGATTCGCCGGCCGCCTGTGCTGGTAAGGGGGCGCGATGAACGCCGCCGAGAAGCCGAAACGGCATGACTTCAACTTTTCCATGGGTGACGACAGTAAGCACCGGCTTGATGAGCTGATGGCGCGCTGTGGTCACAACCAGCTGAACCTGCTGGTGGCCCGGGGGCTGGCACTGCTGGCGTGGGTAGAGGATCAAAGCGACCGGGGCCGCATAGTCGGCAGCATTCGCTACGGCGACGAGCCCGATTTTATGGAACTGGAGGAGCGGCCCGAGCTGTTGCGCCCGCGTACTCGCCCCCAGTTAGTCGCCAGTGCTGCCCCGGTGGCCAGCGCCTCACCTCAAACCGTTTCGGCGCCGACACCTGAGCCCGATCCTGTTCCTGAAACCCCAGCCCCTGACCCAGATCCGGCGCCGCTCAATCCCAAACTTGTCGCACGTCCTCGTGTTGCGCCTGCGCCCAGCGCCGCACCGCGTGAGCGATCACGCCGCGCGGTCAGCCTGGCGCCGATGACCCCGGACGATGAGGGACCGATCAAGACCTACAAGTTCCTAGAGAGAATGACCAAGGTGCGCAACATGTTGCCGCCTATTGCCTTTGGCGGGCATTCGCTGCCAGGCAACTTGTACACCGAGCACCTGACGCGCTTGACCGAAATCGCCGATCGCCACCCGACGGCCACCCATTTTCGGATCAACGCGCTGGATGACGAATTGTTCTTTTGCGGCTACATGCCGCGTAAAGGCTGGTGCGAGCTGAATGCCTCAACTGAACAGTGGGCAAAAGACCACCATCTTGAAACTGGGCTTGCATGGGTATATCCCGTCCTCCCTGCAATTGAGTACCTGCGCCGCCACGGCAAACCATCCCCAGCTGGGGCCAAATTCGACGAAACCTGCCCGGACTATTGATCATGACCACCCCCAACACAGCATCCCCAGCCCAGCAACAAGCCTTCATCGAAGAAATGAAGCGCGTGCGCGGCCTTGATTTCCCTCGCCTCGGCATGAAGGTCGAAATGGACGGAAAGCGGGGCACCATTACGGGCACGATGAACGGCAACCTTGCCGTCACCTTTGATGACCAGAAGACGCACGGGAAGAAACCCCGAAACGTCCACCCGACCTGGCGCACAAAGTATTTCAACGATGACGGCGTGGTCATTGCTGAGTACGACGACAACAGCTGCGTGTTTCGTCCTGAGCAGGTGCTGGCATGAAATACGAAACGGTGCTGTTTGTCGGCGGCCCATTCGATGGCCAAACCAAAAGCGTGCTGGCGGGAACGTCAGCCGTGGTTGAGCACGTCACTGACCCACCCATTGGTGGGTTTTCAACTGATCAGATGGACCCGAATACCTCAATGCGGCGCGTTGTATATCACCGTCGGACCCTGGGAGTAGGCGTTTGCGTTTACGCCTTTGAAGGCTTGGACCCAGTACCCGCGCTGATTATGCGGTACTCGTCGGAGTGGACGATGGATCGGTTGAAAGTCGAGGTTGAAAAGAAGCTGTCGCGCCTCCTCGGCCAGGATTGGACCCCTTATTGCAGTATCGAATCACTGGTCAATGAGGTTGAGAAACGCCTCACCTCGAATAGTCCATCCATGCCCATGACCCTTGCGGAAGCGGTACAGAGTGTCGCGAGCGGATGGAAGATGAGCAGCCTAGGCGATGGTCTGTACGCAGACTTTGCCACCGAAGTGGCCAAACTCTGGTGCTCTGAGCTCTCGCTGCAGCTGTCCAAGCGCGACCATAAAGCTGAGATGTATGACGAGGTGTGGGCGTTGGCCAAGGGCCTTGGGCACGGCAACGTCACCGACGCCATCACGACCTTAAATCGCCGAGTTGCCCAGCTGGAACAGGGGCTGCGAGCGGCTAAAGTCGAGGCGCAGCACGATGAGGCGGTGGGTAATGCCGACCTGATCGACATCATCGACACCGCACTGGCAGGGGTGAAGACATCATGAAGATGGCCCGCGCCAGTGAAACCGACCTGGAATTGGCTCAGCAGACAGCACGTCTGATTGAAGAAATCGAGAAGGGCTACATGCCCCAAGACATCGGCGACGATGATGAGTACTTCGATATCGATGATCCGGAGCAGTGCCAGGCAGTGATGCGCCATCTGCTGGAAATCAACGAGCCAGGTTCTATCGGTCGCGTGACGTTCGGCATGCTCGCGCTTCTCGATCGTAACAGCACGCTCCTTGATCCTGATGCCGACACGCTTGAGCCGCACCCATCCATTCTGGCCATGCAAGCCAAGCTGACAAGGCAAACCCGTCTCCTACGTGAGTTCCACGAGGTCACCATCGGTGGTTTCTTAGATGACGATCACCTGCTGAGACTTCGGCGTGAGGCCGCCGCCATGATTGAGGATGAGCCCGTCCCGGACACTGGAGACATTGCCAAATGACAAAAGGACTACTTGGCAGCAAGCCGTATCCTGATCGCCTATGCCATATCGACCACAACGCCCACCCGTACATCTGCGGATGCTTGCAGGGTGACGATGAGGCGCAGCGGCGCTTTGACGAACACCAGCGAACAGCTGCCGAAGCCTGTAACGAGCCTGTGCAGCCAAACAAAGCCGCCCGGGCGCTGAACCACAAAGAACAACAAGCGTTCAACGACTGGGCGTTTCGCAAGGATGGCGAGGCGATCGGCCGACTGGATGGGCACACGGCAGGCATGGAGGCGTGGCACGCAAGAGCTGCCATCGCGGACGCCAATGCAGGCCGATTGCAAACCTCAATCGAAATGCAGAAGCACCTGATCGGCTCTTTGCGCAAGGAGTTGAGTGAATCCTATCGAATGGATGCTGAGCAGCCCGCTGATTCGCTGGTGCCTCAGATCCAGCGCCCTATCACCGTCGAGGCTGTTGCGGTATCGCGTGTCGGCGACGAAGGGCAGATATACCTGGAATGGCTTCTTGAGGGCGGCATCGCTGCCCTTGAGTTTGATGGCCAGGTCCTGGTAGTGGCGCAAGAGCCCATCACCAATGATGAAGGATACGGGGAGGTGCTGCGCTATGGCGCTGCCGGCTCCGATCCGGAGAGCGAAGACCCACACCTCTACAACGAACGCACCTTGGAGGAGCTGAAAGAGCTGTCTAAGGCGATCGAATACGTCAATGGCATCAACCTTAGCGGTCCGGCTGACAAAGTCGGTGCCTTGCTTGCCTGCGCCACCGCCGTTCCTGACCTGGTGGCCCGCATTGAACAACTGGAGCGTGAACATGGCTGAACAAACCCCACCGAGCGAACCAGTTAAGAGCGAAAGCGACCTGGTGAAACTGATCGAAATGGCAATCGACGCGCTGCTGACCACGCCTCGGGCAAAAGTGCCAGCCGATCCGTCCTTGAGCATGCGTCAGCTTGCCATCGACCTGCGCAAGAAGCTCATCCCCCAGGTGGTGGAACTGGAAGCGTTGCAGACAGCCGTGATCGGACTGAGCGATGTCTTCTCCGATCAGGAGTTTCCGGTTTTCCCTGATGCAGGACTTGGGCATGTGCTGGAAACGTGCATCCATTCGATGCAAGCCAAGCTTGAGCGCCTGCAGGAGACGTTCGACCCGCTGGGCCCAGTGCGCACGTATGGCCAGGAGCCGCTGCACCACATCAAGGAGCTCGCGCGCGAGGTTCAGGACGTGACGGGTATCGTATGCGGTGGCCACCCTCGCAAGGTGGGGGCGCTGATGCTGATCGCTGCGGCCGTCCCTGAGCTGGTCAAACACATCGAGGAGTTCGAGCTGGCGCGGGTTCAGTAACGCTGCATCACCAAAAGGCTATCTCAAGATACCTAAAAGTAACTTTAGGTATCTTCGGATAGCCAAAGATATCCTACCGACGATCAGTCGAAGTTGTAAAAAAACACAACTGGCGTACTATCGATCTAAACGTTAGGAACGCTCATGGACGTATTGATTAAGCAGCGATTTGACGACGCTGCGCGGCTGTACCCAAATGACAAGAGCGGGCTCGATCGATGTCACAGACTGCTAACAGCAGCAACCCCCACGAGCTACACCGATCTGCAGTCGATCTTTGGCCATACGATCGACCTGTTCAAGCACCGCGCCGCTGAAGGGTGGGTAGCAATCGATATCGGCGGCAACAACCTGCGGCTGATCGCGGGCATCAACTACGTTCGGCAAAAGGTCTACGTGAAACACATCTACACCCATGCGGACTACGACACCGCGACAGAGTGGTACGCAAGCAACAAAAGAGGCATAAAACCATGAACACGGCTCTCGAAACCCCTCAAGGCGTGCTTGCTGCGCTGGAAAACCTGCAGGTACTGCTTGAGCAGCTACGCGGCCAGTTCGTGGACGGCATCAAGGACGCAGAAGGTTACGCCCGTGCGACAGTACTGCTGGACGAGCTAACCGATGGTCACGAGCTGAACAAGTATGAGGAGCGCATTCTCGTCGAGTTGGAGGATGCGATTCTGGCTTACGAACAAGGGTCCTCCCAGTTTGAGGCGTTCAATACTGAGGCAAAGGCGCGAGCCACGCCTGTCCAGCTGCTCAAGGATCTGATGGATACGTTGGGCCTTACCGGTTCGGATCTGCCAGAAATCGGCGACAAAACAGCGGTGTCTAAAGTGCTGAATGGCAAAGTCACTATCAGCCACAAGATGGCCTTTGCCCTTGCCGAACGGTTCCACATGGACCCCAAGGCTTTTGTTCAAACTGAGCCCACGTCCTCCGACTTAATTAATGTGACGATCATCGGGGGCGGCGGCAGCGGCGTCAGATTCAGCCGACATGTGAACATCGAAAACTTGGAGTTCATCGGTTCGCCTGCACTGCGGCCCGTGCCTGCTCCATTCATCCTTACGGTGCATGACGACAATAAGCAGGCCGCCTCGTCTAGAAAAAGACCAGCAAAGCCTACCCCTCTCAAAGGTTAAGGGGGCTCTGGATATCCGGAGATATCTTTTCGATATCTAGAGATAGCGCTTGATAGCTCGGCTGTGTAAACAAACCTCACATGGGTGACCGCTTATGGATAACAACGACATCAAAGCCCGGGAGCTGGCGCTGTGGCACGCCTATGCCGAGGATGATCAGGCGGCCGGGAATATCCCTGAATACCAGCACGGCGCCCTGCGCAAGCATGCCGAGGTACTGGAGCGCCTGGGCGTGATCGATGCCGGCGAACAGCGTGAACTGAACGAACTGGCCGATGCGCGTTACGCCTCCGCGGCCGAAGCGATGTTTGACCGTACGCCGATCGGCGAATAAGGAACCCAACCGATGACCATGATCCATCAGTGCAGCGCCTGCGGGTACGAGGGGCGCGTGGTTGAAACCGCTGAAACCTATCTGTGCGAACCCTGCTATGACAAATACGTGCAGGCGCAGCAACGAGAAATGCGCTGCCCGTGCTGCGGCTCCATGGGGATCACTGACATGGGGATTTGCTATGCCTGCGAGAACGCCCCTGGCCCGTACGAGAACGGTTTCTATGACGCCTATAGCGGCAGCCATGCCCCCTGTCCGCATGACAGCACCACGCCCGAGGCAGAGCAGTGGAAGGCTGGCCAGCTGGCTGGTCTCGCTGCCGTTGAACACGAATCAAAAGAGCAAGCCAATGCTTGAAGCCGACAGCAATGAAGTGCAAGAGCGGGTTACCCAAGAGCTAGCCAATATGACGCGGCTCATGCGGCACTTTCACCCCGATTCAAGCCAGTGGGCGAACTGCCGTTCCGAGGCGAACGGCTACATGCGGGCGCTGCTGGAGAATGGCCTAATCAGCAATGAGACATACGGGCGTCTGGATAAGGCCGTTAAGGCCGCAATGGAAGTGCCCACATATCAGCCGGAAGAATCGTCGGTACTCCGCCTCTTGAGCAACGGATACTACGGCACAAAACAGTAGGAATTGAAATGTCCGATACGCCACGCAACAAGCCTAACGTGGGCTCAATTGGCCATGTCGAGTTCGACCACGACCGACTGGTAGCCGCTATGGCACAGCACATCGACGGCGTGATCACCAGTGTGGCCATGGAAGCGCTGAACAAGCCCGAGCGTGAGGCGCCGCCAATTACGCTCACCTTCCCGGTGAACTACATATCCTTCACCACGACCATCAAGCGCGATTAGGAATCTACCCCATGAGCGGCAAGCCCCACGTTTCCCTCGCCGTGCGCCTGGCTGGTGCATCTGATATCGCCCATGCAGGTATGACGCACCTCGACCGTGGCGAACATGAGGCCCTGATCGAAGGCCTGCGCCGCCTGGGCCCGACTGAGTGCCGCGCGCTGGTCCCTGACCCCAACGTCGCGCATCTGCTCGAATCCGCTGCGGGCAAGGTATTGATGCACTTGGAGACGCCGCGGGCAGCTGAGAGCGTCATACCTGTAGAGCCGCTGGCGCCATCAATTACTGGAATCCAACGCGCCACTAATGAGCTTTGCCGGGTGAATGATGCGTTTGAAGAACTTCAAGACCCTACGCCTGAACAGGCTGCCCAGTACTACGCCGATCGTGGCGAGGCTATGCGCGTGCTGAACATCCATCGCGGCAACCTGTTTGAGGCGGTGATCACAGCGGTGGTTGCTCAAAGCCGCGCCGATCGCTCTCATACGCTCGTTATTGAGTAGGGTTTACGGCAATGCTTGAAGACGTGGCCGTCCCTATATCGCTGGATGAGCTGATGAACATCCGGGCGCCCCAGACGTACCTGGTGCGGGTGGAGGGCGATAGCATGCAAGGCGCGGGGATCTTCTCCGGTGACCTGCTGGTGGTCGACAAAGGTAAGGACCCCGTTCAGGGCAATATCATCATTGCGGTGATCAACCGTGAGCCGATGTGCAAGCGCCTGGACTACGACGCGGGCGAGCTGGTCATGCGCTCGGAAAACCCGAAGTATCCACCGCGGTACATCCTGGAGAACGACGAGTTCGAGGTCTGGGGGGTGGTGCGCCACAGCCTGCGCGACCACGACAAGCGCCGCTGATCAAAACCTCAGTCGTTCCCGCTCATTGTTGAGCAGGACGCTTAGGAGCTGAATGGCGACCAGGTGTCCGCCATTGATGTCACGCCATGTTTGATGAATGGTCTGAAAAAGCTTGTCAGTTTCACAGATCACGTCGCGGTAGCGCACGACTTCAAGCACCAAGCGGCGAATCTCGGGATCTGGATGCCGTGCCCACAATGAGCGCAGTTCCTCTGGGGTAAGCGGGGTGAACTTGGGAAGTTTGGACATGGCTATACCAGCTGTACAAATAAACAGTATGTCGGCGTATTACCCGCTTAGCCACAGGAGCCAGATCGATGGACAGAGAGAAGATGCGTAAGCTGCTCGAGTTCGCAAGTGATGAGGTTAGTTTGAACGCTGCGTTTGATCGGGCTATCGATGGAATTAAGTCGGGCAAAATAACGGCCGACGACTTCCCAATCGCGGCCGGCCCGCTGCGTCAGAGCGTCAGCGACGAACTCAATGCCGCCAAGGTTGAAGCGTTGCGCAAGGTGTTCGCTCAGGTGGCCGCCGCGTTATCGAATCACCCATCCGCGCTCGAAACGTTGGCAGATTACGCAGAAGATGCAGACACCGGGCGGATCGGTATCGAGCGCTTGCGCGGTTTCCTGCAGGGGCTGTCAGCTGCCCAAGCTCTGCCCTACGAAGATTATTGTGAAGTTGACGCAGTGCTGGTGTCGGCCTTCCACCTGTAGTGCAAGGAGCCTGCTCTCATGACTGCTGAACACGACCCCTCACACGAACAGCTGGAGCGTTTCGCCGATGCCCTGGAGCAACAATTCGGTCCGTGCCTGTCCGGGCGCGCCGAGCTACTGGACTGGCTGTCGAGCCGAGTGCAGCGCTCGGGGCTGCTGAACGCCCCGGTTCAGGCCGTGATTAGCATGATCACTACCGAATACATGTTGTGGCAGTGCGAGGCGTTGGGCCTCGATATTGACGATTGTTAAAGGAACCGACCGCATGACCATCAAGGCGCGGAGATTGAAAGCAGCGCAGGCAGTGCCTGAGAGAGAGATTGAATGGACCCGCGCCGATCCGGTCGCCCTGGCAGCTTTCGACCCGTCGACAAAGCAATGCACCATGAACTGCGGACCGCACGGGCTAGACCCGCGCAGTCGCAACGAACGGCTGTTTCTCTGTGACGACTGCTTAACCGTACCCAAGAGAGCTCCCGTTATGCCGAAAATCGACGTAAGTACTCTCAGGTTCGGGCTGGGGCCGGTGGCAGCCGCTCAGCAGGAGTTGGACGAAGCCCTGCGCATTCTAAGGGCTGGCCCTGCCGATCATGAGGCAGCGTGTAAGGCGGTGGATGATGCGCGCGCTCGCTTTCATGACGCTTGTGGTCAGCTTTACGGCTTTATCTCTGGCGTAGTTGTCCGGGCTGAGCTGGATGCGCAGCCGGCCAATAGTAACTAACGGAAAGGAACCCCCCTATGCCAAAGATCGACGTTGAATCACTCAGGCCCGGCAGTGAGGCCGCCCAGTCCGCTAAGCAAGCCTGGTATGCCGCTGTGGAAGCAGCGGGAGCACACGACAAAGCCGATCGTGAGGGCTATCACTTGGCCGTGGAGCGTACTGAGGCGGCGCGCGAGGTGTACAACGACCTGTGCCGCGACTTGGCCAGGGACGTGCATTTACTGCTGATCGCCGCCCAAGACGAGTGACGCCGCGTTACCTATAACGAACAGAAAGGAACCCCGGCCGGGCCATGCTGGAACGGCCATACCGCAACACAAGGAGTTGTCATGCAGTTTAGTGAAGTGAAGCAAGTCAAACAGGTTATCGGCGCCGCTAACGCTAATACCCTGCTCAATGAAGGCTGGCAGTTGCTGACCGTGGTGCCTGCCACCGTGAACAACGGGAATGCGTCGGCCATGTACGTGTTGGGCAAGAATGAGCCTACCCCGGACAAGAAAGACCCTCTGGACAAGCTCACAGTTGGTGACCTGCAGCGGGCGAACCAAGGTCTGTAATGCGTTACGAATAACGGACGCTATGAAAAAGCCCTGCACTGGCGACGGTGCGGGGCTTTTTTTGTGCCTGCAAAACGGCGTCAATTACCCGTTATATAAACAAAACGCTATTACAAATGTACGCGGATATGTATCATGATGGCCAAGCGCTTTAGGGAAGCTGGTCATGGGCGATCTATCCAACGTAATACAGTTTTCAGACCTGAAAATCGCCAGGATAAAGGACGATTACATTCGTCGCCGTGAAGGCTGCCAGCATCGGTACATCGAGATGGATGATGTAGGTGAGGTGGTCAAGTGCGTGGACTGCGGGAGCCAAGTTTCCGCGTATTGGGCGCTGAACATGTTCACGTCCTCTTGGGGTGAGCAGATCAAGAAGGTCCAGCGCGAACTGGATACCGCCAAGCAGGCCACCGCTCTGACCCTGCACCTGCGTGCCGCCAAGCAAGCCGAGTCCGTATGGCGCGGCAACAAGATGCTGCCGACGTGCCCACATTGCGCCCGGGGAATCATGCTCGAGGACAATTTTGGCGGCGCCACCGTCAACAAGGCCTTTGAGCAGGGCCTGCGCGTCCGAGAAGCGGCCGAGGCCAAAGAAAAGGGCCTTACCTACGTGCCAAAGCTGGCGCCCGGCAAACCCAAACCCGCCAAGGCCACCCCAAAGACCCGATCCAAGGTAAAGCCGGCCCCCAAATGGGAGGACGCCCCCGCGTGGGCGCAATGGCTCACCCAGGCCCCGAACGGCAAGTGGACGTGGCACGTCGTCGAGCCGTTCCTCATAGAGGCCGCAACCCCCATTTTCGACAGCGGTGGCCAGCAGGCTTTCGCTGGCACATCCCCAGCGCCTGCCGATGGCGCTCCGATCAAGCAGAAACGGCCAACCGCCGCACCACAAGGCACACAGCAATGATTGACGCGCAAGTCACCCTTGAAACCACCAAACTGGACGGGCTCGCCCTGACCTGGGCTGCTGGCGTTGCCGCTGGCCATGACCTGGTCATCGTTCCCCCGATCGCTGCTGGCCAACCGCCGAAAATCGGTTTCGGTCACTTCCGTGAGCACGAATTCGCGCCGCTGACTGACGCCGGGCAAATGTGGGCGCTGGTCGATGGCCATATCTGCCACATGGATGACTGCATGGAGCCTGCATGCGGCTGGTCCCAATACCCTGATGGCAAGCAGTACGCCGCCACCGTGGATCGGAACACGGTGGGTGTCGGATCTTCCAAGGGCATCGCCGTGCTGCGCGCCCTAGTGCAGTGGAAGTTCGGCTATCACGTCGACGTGCCGGCTGCTCTGCTGGTGTCGCAATGATGAAGTTCGACATGACCCCCACAGAGGTGAAAGTTCAAGACCTGGCTGGCGCTGCGCTCGACTGGGCGACGGTGATGGCCAAGGGTGGTTCGCCGGCGCTGGCGCTGGGTGGCACCTATGGGAAGCCTGGCAGCAAGCTGTTCGTCCAGTCCTACGGCCACCCGTGCCAGATTTCGACCGACTGGCAAGCGGGCGGCCCGCTGCTCGAGCAGTTTGATATCTGTTTCAACCCGTTGGACTGCACGCCACTGGGGATCACAGGCTTTGCGGCCTACAGCAAACGCGACCCGCTGCGCAGCATGTCCGGCGACACCCACCTGCAGGCAGCTTGCCGTCTGGTTGTGTTGAACGCCTATGGAACCCGCGTGTTTGTACCCAAGGCGCTGGCCGACGTGGAGGTGTGCGTATGAACCTGAGCACGAACCTGGTGGACGTAGCTGTCAAAGACCTGTGCCCGATGGCGCTGGATCTGCTCGTTGCTGCCTATGACGCCACCTGTAAAGGGATCAACTGGGTGTGGGTGCCATCTGACTGCCCGGCCGGTGGTTTCTATGAGGGGCGCGCCCAGCTCGAAACGAATGCACCCGAGGTGGTGTGCGTTTACATCGCGCAGCGCGGCGTGCTGGACGTGGTCAAGTATCCACACATGCGCGGCATCCCGCGTTATGCGCCGTCCACCGCCTGGAACACCGGTGGCCACCTGGTGGATCAATACCGAATGAGCTTTGTCACCCAGGGCACTGGACCTGCAGACGACACCGGAAAAGAACCCGTCTTAGCCATCCCGGACAGGCTGCAATACGAAATCGGGTCTGGTCCCACCCACCTTATCGCTGCCTGTCGCGCCATCGTGAGCACCGAACTGGGCGGTACGGTGAAAGTGCCTGCTTGCCTGGTGCTCTCATGACCGGTTACGGCGAATCCGCGGATCTGCAATTGCTCACGCTGGCCGGCAAAGCCCTCGCTCTGCAAACCCCAATCTATTACGAGGCGTATCCAGAAGACGGTTTTCCGATGCCTTACGCCAAGCTCAGTAAGAGGCAGTACTGGAATCCCTTCTGTAACGATGGTGACGCACATCGCGGCGCCGTAGTACGCCAGTTGGTTGTTTGGAACGACCACATTGCATCGGGTGCCGTGTACTGCACCGATCGCAACGGAAATGCCTACCCGTCCGTGTTCGTTACGGGTGGGGATACGCAAACGCCTGATTACTTCGCCGCTACTCGCCGGGCGATCGTGCTGGCGCTGGCCAAGATAGGAGAAACGATGTGACCCCGATCCAGAAATCAGCTGTGAACGGCCTCAAGGATCAGGGATTTACCGTCGTTGAGAGCAGTGCAGGCGCGGTTCGACTCACCAAAGGGGCGGATGCGCGCGTTGTGCTTCCCGATGGCACCCAGAAGCGTGGCCAGCACCAGGTAGTGGGCGACAAGTTCGCTCAAACCGGCCGCTTCAAGGGGCTGCGCCCGGTGATGGTGCGATGAAACCCTCTCACGCTGTAACGGCGCTGTCCGACTGGGCAGTACCAAAGAAGCAAGAGCAGGCGCTTTTGGAGCTTGATGCCTCGATCGTTGCCGCTGTGAACAAAGCCAAGGCGTCCGGTCTGCCCAAGGGAATGATCGTCGCGCTGCTGCAAGCCCATAACTTCACTGAAACCCAACGCATGGTCACCAACACATGAACCCGATCGCAAAAGCAGCACTGGAGCGCGCATCCATGGCCCGTATGGTCATATCCCGTGAATACGTCGACGTTACGACCCCGGTGGGCCGTCCTGATGTGGCACCTGTACCTGTAGCCGAACCGACGCCTATTGCTGCGCCGGCGCCCGAGGAAGCCCCAGAAGTGGCGCCTATTGCAGACGCAGACACCGATTCGGATGAACAAGCTGGCGGTTCCCGAAGCCTGGACAAATTCGTGGTGCGCTTGCCGGAAGGGATGCGCGCACAGATCAGTGTCCGGGCGAAGAAAACCCACTACAGCATGAACAGTGTGGTTATCCGGGCGATCGAGAACGAGCTGGCCAATCACGAGGAACACCGCCTGATGATGGAAGGGCTGGCGCTGCTGAAACAGCAGCTGCAGGAAGCGCTCGCCGCTGCCCAGGGTGGCCAGCAATGATTTCAGCACACCCGAAAAAACACGTCTTCGATTTCAAAACGCAGTACGGACTCGGCTTTGACCCGCAAGACGATGAGATTGTTGTCGATTTCTTCTGTGGTGGCGGTGGAGCAGGCACCGGGCTAGAGATGGGGCTGGGCAGGGCTGTGACAGTGGCAAAAAACCACAACCCGGCAGCGATCAGCATGCACACCGCCAACCACCCGGCAGCACGCCACTACACCACCGACGTGTTTGAAGGCGACCCCGATGAAGAGTGTGGCGGCAAGCCGGTGGGCTGGTTTCATATGTCCCCCGACTGCACTCACCACAGCCAGGCCGCTGGAGGTCAACCGCGCAAGCGCGAGATTCGCAACCTGTCGTGGATTGGCTTGAAGTGGGCCGGGAAAAAACGCCCCCGGGTAATCAGCCTGGAAAATGTGAAGCAAATTTTGCAGTGGGGCCGACTGATCGCTAAACGCGACAAGGCCACTGGCCGTGTGGTGAAACTCAGCGGTGATGTGGCAGCACCTGGTGAGGTTGTGCCGGTGGGACAGCAGTTCCTGATTCCCGACCCGAAGCAGCGGGGAAGCACCTGGCGCCGCTTCGTGGCTTTGCTGGAAGGAATGGGCTATGTCGTTGAGTGGAAGGTGATCCGGGCATGCGATTTCGGCGCGCCCACAAGCCGGGAGCGTCTATTCATGATCGCCCGGTGCGATGGTCAGCCGATCGTGTGGCCGGAGCCAACCCACGCCAAACACCCAAAGAAAGGGCAGCAGAAATGGCGCACCGCCGCGGATTGCATCGACTGGACCGTGCCGAGCAAGAGCATCTTCGGGCGTAAAAAAGACCTGGCCCCGGCAACCCTGCGCCGCGTAGCCAAAGGGCTTAAAAAGTTCGTCATCGACAGCGCTGACCCGTTCATCGTGCCAATCGCTAACTGGTCCGGTGAATTGGCCCAGTCTGCCCACGAACCGCTGCGCACCGTCACGGCATGGCCGCGTGGCGGGTCATTCGCCATGGCGAGCCCGATCATTGCGCCAGCCACCCACCAGGGCAGCGACCGGATCAATGACGCTGCGGAGCCGATGCCCACGATCACTTGCGCTAACCGCGGGGAACTGACGCTGATCAGCCCTACATTGATTCAAACCGGCTACGGCGAACGTGCCGGCCAGCAGCCGCGCGCACCTGGCCTTGATCAGCCACTGGGCACTGTCGTTGCCGGTGGCGGCAAGCATGCATTGGTATCGGCCTTCATGGCGCAGATGAACGGCGGATTCAACACCACCGACGCCAAGCCTTTGTGCGAGCCAATGACCACGGTAACCAACACCGGCAGCCAACAGCAGCTGGTCAGCGCCAGCCTTGTGCATCTGCGTGGAAACTGCGATGCGCGTGATGTCGCCGATCCGCTGCATACGGTCAGCGCTGGCGGCACACACCATGGTCTGGTTACCGCCTTCATGGAACGCCAGTTCGGCGCCAGCGTAGGCCAGGCCATTGACGAACCAGCGCTAACTATCACAGCTGGCGGTGGCGGTAAAAGCTCGCTGGTGGAGCTGAAACTGTCTCCCGAACACGAAGCTGGAGCCCTGCGCGTTGCCGCGTTCCTGATCAGCTACTACGGCACCGAGAACATCAGCGGCTGCGACCAACCCGCTCCGACCATCACTACCAAGGATCGGCTCGGCCTGGTCACAGTGATCATCAGAGACACGCCGTATGTGATCGTGGATATCTGCCTGCGGATGCTCCAGCCCCATGAGCTGTATCGCGCCCAGGGCTTCCCGGCTGACTACATCATCGACCGCGGTGCCGACGGCCGTAAGTTCACCAAAACCGAGCAGGTCCACATGTGCGGCAACAGCGTCAGCCCGCCGCCGATGGCCGCTCTTGCTCGTGCGAACGACCCATGGCGTTCTGCAGCTCACGAAGCCGCGGCCGCCTGACGCTATCTATCTGAGACTGATCGCATGAAGCCACGTATCGAAAAGAAACTGAGCAAGGCGCTGGCGGCCATCTTCGCCGGCACCAAGCTCGGTAAGGCCATCTGGATTGATAACGAGTGGTACCGCGAAACGCATTTCAGCCTTGACCGATCCGAGCTGACTCCCAAGCAGCGCCGCTACAACAACCAGTGCCGCATCGCTGTAAGCCATGTGCCAAGCCTGGGTGGTGAAGCGGATTACTGGGGAGAGGGCTCGGACTACGCCAGTGTTAGCGCAACTTATGAAAACTGGACACGCGAAACGATCTGGTATGCACCGGAGCTGTTTGACCTGAGCCACCGTTACACGGACCAGCCGGCGCTCACTGAGGCCGAAACCCTCCGTCTGGCCGTACTCACAATGCAAGTCAAGCGTCTGTCAGCCCGCATAAGGAACGGTCGCCACCTTCTGGCACATGCCCGAGGTGAAGCCAGCGTGATGCGGTTCAAGGAAGGCATTCGCGCCGATCAGCTGGCCGCCAGCAAGGCCAGGTGGGCTGCCGAATATGCCGCACGCCTGAACAACCCACATCAGTCTTCAACCCACGCCACTGGCGAGGTTCACACATGATCAATGAGAAATCTCGCATCGTCTGCCAGTTCAGTTGCGGTGCCGCCTCGGCCGTAGCCACTAAGCTGGCCATCGCCCAGTACGCTGCCACGCATGAGGTGGTCATCGTCAACGCCTATCTTGCGAACGAGCATCCAGATAACAGGCGCTTCGCTGCAGAGTGCGAAGCGTGGTTTGGGCAAGCCGTGACCGTGCTTCGTGACACAAAGTACGGCGCGGACATCATCCAGGTGTTTAAACGTGAGCGGTATATCAAGAACCGTTTCGGCGCCTGCTGCACCAAGCTGCTAAAGCGCCGCGTGCTGGATCAGTGGAAGCGCCCAGGTGATGTGATGGTATTTGGCTTCACCGCTGAAGAGCGCAGCCGCTTTGATGACTTCTGTGAGCGAAACCCTGACCGCCCCGCCATTGCCCCGCTGATCGAACGCGGCCTGGGCAAAGACGACTGCAAAGCCATGATCGAGCGCGCCGGCATCGAGCTGCCGCTGATGTATCGCATGGGCTACGACAACGCCAACTGCATTGCGTGCGCCAAAGGCGGCGAGGGCTATTTCAGGGCCATCCGTGAAGACTTCCCCGAGCAGTTTGAGGACCTATGCCAAGTGCAAGACGTGCTGGGGCCTGGCTCTTACCTACACCGTAACCGCGAAACTAACGTGCGCTTCTCGCTGCGCGAGCTCGGCGAGGGCCCAGTACGGCGTAACGAGAAGATCCCCGCCTGCTCCTTTTTCTGCGAACTGGCCGAAGCCGACATTATCGCCAGCGCCTAAGGCCGCCGCATGACCCATCAGCAACGATTACTAATTACATATTCAGCCAGACCCCAAGGAACAGCAGCATGACCACCTACAAGCCAACCCCAGAAAGCGCACCCGTTGAGCAGCTGTATGCCGTCCACGCCCAAGGGCCAGATGAGCTGTACGCCGCTACAAGTCAGCAGGCAGCGCAAGAGCACGCCAATGCACTAAACCTGCTACATGGCGGCATGGTGAAGGCCAAAGTCATCGACTCACCCTGGCCGCCTGTGGAGCACTGGAAAACGCTGGCTGAGCAAAACGCCCACCTGGTCGAAGACATGCGCACCCAATGGCGCACCAGCATGTTCAGCCACGGCAACGAACTGGCTGCCGCTCGAATCGAGCTGATGCACGCCCGCTCGTTCATTCTGGCCCGCCATGCTTTCGAGAATGACGAAACCGCTATTGAGGCAGTGGCCGGTATCGACAAGGTGCTGGCCAGCGCTAAACAGGCCGAACTGATGGCCAGGGCAGAGGGCGTTGAATACGCTTACGGCCCGGCTTTGTATTCGGAACATTGGAGCAACGATGGCTTGGCTACGTATGTCAGTGACAACGAATTGGTTGCTGGCGCGATCATCTATCGCGGCAAGACCTCCAAGAGCACGGCCAGCCACTACGTCCCGGATGTCGACGACGTTGTGCAACACATGTTCGAGCGCGCAAGTGACGACAGTGAGTACGCCGATAACTTCCCGGACCTGACGAAAGAGCAGCTGGCCGACGTTGACCTTCTGCTGGAGCCGCTGCGGGTGTACATGGATCGTCACTGCGATGTGAAGTTTTACGAGGTGAACGACATCGAGCAGTACATCGTCACCGATGAGGACGTGGCTGCCGCACTGGCGTATCGCACTCAGCGGGATGTGGGAGAGCCGGCATGAACCGTGCTCACCCTGTTGCGCTGCGCCGATCGCTGGAAATGGCGCAGATGCTCGTCAAGAGCGGTTTGGAGTTCGTGCCTATTCCTTCCGTGGGGGTAGACGACTATGCCGACCTGGTGCATCAGCTGGGGGACCGCATGAGTCGGCTGGCGCTGGCGGCCGAGCTTGAGGAGGGCGCCGCCACTGCGGATGCCAAGCCTGCGGAGCCGTCCAACCGCCAAAAGATCGAGGAGAGCGCACAGGACAACGTCATTGTGCATGCAACCTTGTATGCGCTGCGCCACGGCATGATCCCCAGCTACGAGGAAGCCCTGGAGCAGATGGTGCTGTCGATGACCAAGCATATGGCGGATCTGCGCAGGAAGCTGGTCAGCGCGCATATGCACAGCGCCGTCCCGTTGTGCTCGATCTGCAGCACGCCGATCGAGCATGACCCTGTGACTGGCATCAAGTGCGACTGCAGCGGTACGCAAGCACCTGGCGGGAGCGTGAAACCATGACTGACCATAGCGAGCTGAGAGCCGAAGCCCAGGCTGCCGAGGATGCTCTGCAATACGAAATGCCGGTACCGCCTCAAGCTGTGCTGGCGCTACTCGATGAGATAGACCGGCTCAAGGCCAATGCTCAAACACTGCAGGCCGCACTGATTGATATACAGACGCAGGTGGACGGCAACATCAGGGAAACCGTGCGCGACTGCGTGAACGGCCACAACGATGTACAGGACATCTACGGCTATTGCGAGGCCATTGAGGCGATCATAGAAAAGGCCATAGCTGGCGAGGTGAAGGGGAGTAAAGCAATGCGTATCGTGAATCTCGATACCTTCCTGGCGATGCCGCCCGGAACTGTGTTCTGCAAGTATGAGTCGTGCAACTTCGACGAGCTGATGATTAAGGATGAATCCAGCCCGACAAAGGACTTCTACTACGTCAGCCCCACCGATGAAGTCGATTGCTCAAGCTGCGGTGAACGAATGGGCATTCTCGAAAGCTCAGAGGAGACTGGCGACAGCTTCCCGCTGCACTTCAATACGGTGAGCCGAGACGGTATGTATGAGGCTGAGCAGCTTTTTGCTGTGTGGGAGCGGAAGGACGTTGTAGGGCTGATAGGGCGTTTGCAACAGGCGCTACAGGATGGCTACGGTTGCCCGCTACACAACCAGTCCGATTGCGTGCAATGCATGTGGCCACCTAGAACGCGCCCATAGCTGCAGGGTGGGCGCAAAGCCTGCCCGTAGGACGCCGACACCGGCAATCACAATACCCGCATCCCCCATTCAAGCCCGCTGGCGCTCAGCGGGCCGGAGACTGTCATGCTCGAAAACAGCTCGCCGATGCCTTCCCACGCCGGCGCATCTACTCAATCGTCCATGGTGCTGGCGCATCTGACCCGCCTGCTGGGCAGCTTCCTATACCGCTACGGCAGCGAAATCCAGTTGCACGAGAGCCTGGCGCGCGTGCTGGACGATGCCGGCTATCAGTACACCCGTGAATACGTCCTGGATGCCAGGAACCGCGCCGACTTCCTGATAGAGGGCGGCATAGTGATCGAGGTGAAGGTAGACGGGGCGCTCAGTCAGGCGCTACGGCAGGTCGATCGTTACATCAAGCTGGATAGCGTCACAGGCGTGATTCTGGCCAGCACTCAGCGTTGGGCTACCACTCCGATTGCGGATCGCCCTGAGTGGAAGGGCAAAGGCTTTGCCATGGTTCGCCTGGGGAGACAATCGCTATGACTCAGCAGACCTATGGCAGCATCGAGTACACAGGCCGCGGCTGGCGAATCCGGACAGAGCCACAGGTTCGATCGCGTCTCAAGCGGGTATTCCCTCGGGTGTCCCAGCAGGCAGCTGAATACATCGATCTGGTGGCCAGTCCTGAGAATAGCCGGGAGCTGCTGTGGTTCATCCAGCGCTATCCGATGGACATGGCCGAAGACGTGCGTCAGGCCCTTGAGGCGCGTTCAGCCGAACATGTACACATGGAGCAGAGCCTGGCGCAACTGGTGGCCGGCCGTATGGACATCCCGCCGTTTGAGCTGGCCAAGCCTGCACGCACCTACCAGCGTGTTGCTGGCGCTCAGCTAGGTATCCGTGGCGGGTTGCTGTTGGCGGATGACCTGGGCTTGGGCAAGACCGTCACCGCGATGTGCCCCATGACTGTGCCAGCGAACCTGCCGGTGGTGGTTGTGTATCCCGCGTCACTACCCAATCACTGGCCGGAAAAGCTCGCAGAGTTCCTGCCGAACCTGCGCGTGCACCATATCCGCAAGGGACAGCCTTACCCGCTGATCAAACAGCCAAAGCAGCGCACCAAGGATCTGTGGGAGACGTTGCCGGACGTGATCCTGGTGAGTTACCACAAACTGCGTGGGTGGGCGGAGACGCTAGGGGAGATTGTCCAGTACACGGTATTCGAGGAGTGCCAGCAGCTGCGCAACCCTGACAGCGCCATTTACGCTGCCTGCGCGTACCTTGCTGCCCGGTCGAGGTTGCGCATGGGGCTCACTGCTACGCCGATCTACAACTACGGCGCCGAGTTCTATCACGTCGTAAATCCGTTGCTGCCTGGCAGCCTGGGCGGTTATGACGAGTTCCTGCGTGAATGGTGTGTGGGCGTACCAGGGGAGAAGGCCAAGCTCAAGGATTCCGAGATGTTCGGGGCCTACCTGCGTCGTGAAGGGATCATGCTACGTCGTACAAGGCGTGAGGTGGGGCGTGAGCTGCCGGCCCTGTCGAAGATATCCCACGAAATCGAATCCGATGCATCTGTGCTCAGCAAGATCACCGGTGACGCGATGGCGCTGGCCAGAACCATCCTTTCCGCCAATGAGGCGTTCCGTGGCCAGAAGATGCAGGCAGCTGGAGAGTTCGACCAGCTGGTGCGTCAGGCGACGGGCGTGGCCAAGGCGCCATATGTGGCTGAGTTTGTCCGTTTGCTGCTGGAGAGCGGACAGCAGGTGCTGCTGTTTGGCTGGCACCGAGAGGTCTACAACATCTGGCGCGAGAAGCTGGCCGACTTCAATCCTGCCATGTACACCGGGACCGAGTCGGCAAACCAAAAGCAAGCCAGCAAGGATGCATTCATTGCCGGGGAAAGCCGCGTCATGATCGTGAGTCTGCGTGCTGGCGCGGGCTTTGACGGTGCACAGTCCGTGTGCAGCACTGTGGTGTTTGGTGAGATTGATTGGTCGCCAGGCGTGCATGAGCAGTGCATCGGCCGTGTGCACCGCGATGGCCAGCCAGATCCTGTGCAAGCCTACTTCCTGATATCCGAACAGGGCAGCGACCCAATCGTGTCTGACGTGCTGGGTGTTAAACGCGAACAGATTGAGGGCGTACGTAATCCAGGTGACAACCTGATCGAGCGTCGAGACGTTGGCGAGAACCAGCTGCGAATGCTTGCCAAGCAGTTCCTATTGGAGCAGGGCGAGCCAATTCCAGGAGAGTCAGCGCCCACCCCGATACGACCATTCAGGCCTGTGCCAACGTACCAGGGGGAGCTTCTGCAATGATTACTGCAAGCCAAGTCCTGCATTCGTTGACAGCTGTGTACCTGGGCGGCTGCGCGATCACCATGACGCTGCTGGCGTTCCGTGCGTTCCTGCCTGGTCATGTGTGGGATGAGATAGAAAAGGTCTGTGACAAGCATTCTGGAGCGCTGCCGCGTAGCTGGCTAAGCGCTCTGGTGGCGCTGGTGCTGACCCCGGTGGTATTCCTTTGGCCGCTTGTGTTGCTGCTGGAACTGCGCAAATGGTTGAGAAAGCGTGGGTGGCTTAAATGAGCGGCCTACGCATGACTGAGGAGGCGCTACGGGCGCTTCCAGCCGGATACAAGGTACGTGAGCTGGGGCAATCGGCCCGTAAGCCTCGATCGCCCGCCAAGGCGCCCCACAGCACCACGCCACCCGCTGTGGCGCCGTCTGCGATCGCCACCAAGGACAAACCCACCGGCATGCAGATGATGCAGGCCAAGGGGCGCCTGGCCAAAGGCACCATGAATGCCACCGAGACCCGTTATGCCGCGCACTTGGACCAGCTGCGCCTGGCTGGCGAGGTGCTGTGGTGGCGCTTCGAGCCCGTGAAGCTGCTGCTGGCGCCGGACACCACTCTGACCCCCGATTTCATGGTGATGGTGGCGGATGGCACGCTCGAAATGCACGACGTGAAGGGCTCCAAGGCCATCTACATGGATGACGCCAAGGTCAAAATGAAGATGGCGGCCAGGGACTATCCGTTTGTGTTCCGCGTCGTGTTCCCCGTCAAGAAGAAAGACGGCGGCGGCTGGGAGATTGAGCTTGTCCGCGAATGAGGCCGTCCCACACTTTTGCCCGGTAGAACAGGCCCACACGGCATACATCAACCACATTGCCGCTTGTAAGCGCTGTTATGCCCCCACAAAACGGCACTGTAGTGTGGGACTGGCAAGCCGAATCGAGTACGACGCACAGTATTTGATATCAATTCAGCATCATGCTGAGCGGCGTGCACGCCTGGTGCAGGAAACGTGGCGAAATCCCGATCGGGCGGTAGCGGTTCGAGACAGGGTCATCCAGCTGTATACCCAGCAAAATCAAGGGGCGCAGGAAGTTGGCCACCCGCTCACAGAGGGTAGCGAACTTAATTCGCCAATCGCTTGATTAATGTACGCGGATAGATTTAAATCCGCCCGATCGCACCAACGGACGGGTAAAAACGGGTGTCTATGTACGCGGATAGTATTTCTGAGCCCAACAAGGGCCGAAAAGTGGAAGCCAAGGGCGATTCAGCCCCTGTGGCATCCCTTTTTGATGAAAGCGTCGATTTGGGTGAGGGTTTGAGCCCCGACGCACGGGCTCGCAAGCTCGAAGCCGAATTGATGGCGATCACAGGCCCACGTCTGCGCCGTGCTCGCAAACTCGCTCACTACTCGGAAAGCGCTGCCGGCATCGCCATGTCGCATAAAGGCGTCTCCCAGATCAGCCAGTTCGAGAATGGCCACCGCGCACCAAGCCTGCACAACCTCACCGTACTGGCGCGTTTTTACGGCACCACCACCGATTACCTGCTCGGCATGCATGACGACATCACGCTGTCGTCGCCCGAGGAGGGCAACCAGGCGTTGCTGGTGGGTGTGATGGCCGAAGCGATGAGCAGCCAGTTCCACGACATGGTGAATGCCATGTCCAAGCGCAGCGGGATCATGCTCGAAGGCTACAGCGTCGATCGCGTCTTGCTGGGCAAGGTGGCCGAAAAGGTCCAGGAGCTGGCACAGGCCGTGGAAGTGGTGGCCCGTCAGCCTGAGTTTCAGGACGTTCGAAATGGCGCAAAGGTCATCCGTTTGGTCACTGAATTGCGTGACAGCATGAAGGGACACATCAAGCGGGTAGAGCGCGAGCGCATGGCCCTCAATGAAGTCGAGAAACCCGAAGTAGAGCCGCAAGTGATCAAGCAGAACATTCAGCGAATGCTGTTTGAGGTGTGACCAACGCATAAAAGAGCGCTCTGGCGACAGAACGCTGTTTTATGCAGTGGGAGGCAGGTTCGGTGATTTGCGGAAATGACTGCTTTGTACCTCCCGCTGCTGCTGATTTGCTGTGAGTGCTGTGAGTGCTGTGCCGGGGGTAGGACTGACCCACCTAATGGGTGCGTTACGCGGTCGCTCGTTGTAAGTGGCCAGCTGGAGCGGTAAGCCAGCTGAGCCGCATCCCGAGAAAAGACGGGGTGCGAAAAAACACTTGAAGCATGGATAACCGCGAAGGGCAGGCTCTGCTTTTGCCATGCGCGTCTTGCCAGAGGCGTGCCCGAATCTGGAAAGGTGGGGGGATATACCAGTTCCCAACGCCGCAAGCGGTAGAAGTGAAGGGGCCCGCGCATGCGGGCTTTTTTACAGCTGCACCGGGAGCGCAGGAAGTTGGCCCCGTGACCACATTCAGTAATGAAGAAAGTGCGCCTTGAGGTAGCCATGGCAAGCAAGTCAGAAACGGACAAATCAGGTGCGTACGCGGATTCTGAATCCGCGCCAAAGGGTAAGGCCGCTGCCAAATCCGGCAGTTCCTCCCGCGTTGCTAAGGTCAACACGGGGAAGGGCGCGACAAAGGCCAGCGGGAAAGCACCCGCAAAGGCTCGAAATTCTGCTGCGCCAGGCGCCGCGAAAACCGTCGAGAAGCCGGCCAGCGAGACGCCTGCCAAGCAAGGCACGACGGCGATCAAGAACCCGATTGAGCTGACACCCAAACAGCTGGAAGCCTTGGCTTTAGCGACGTTGCACGGCCTGAGCCCGAAAATGGCCAAGTTCGTGGATCTGTACCTGGCCACCTATAACGCGAGCTGGTCGTACCGCGAGGCGGGCTACACCGCCAAGAACGACAATGTGGCTGCGGCCGGTGCCAGCAAGTTGCTAAAAAAGGTTAAGGCCCACCCGTACTACGCCGCGCGCCAGGCCGAAATGTTCCAGCGCACCGCGGACGTGCAAAACCAGACCATTGGCGTGATTCACGCCGCTGCCTTCGCCGACCAGCGCGAGATATCGGAGTTGCGTCGAGCTTGCTGCCGCTACTGCTATGGCATCGAGCACCGCTACCAGCACACGCCTCGGGAAATGGAACATCGCCGCGAGGAGTACGCCGCCGAACTTGCTGCGGCCCAGCATGATGGCAAAGGCGGCGCGTTCCCCCCATTTGATGAACTGGGCGGCCTGGGCTACGACAAGCGCGAGCCTCCCAACCCTCAGTGCCCCGAATGTGCGGGCGAGGGCTACCAGTACACCTACTTTCATGATTCGCGTGGCTACAGCCCTGCGGCTGTGGCGCTGTTCGAAGGCGTGGAGGAAACCAAAGACGGCTTGAAGATCCGCGCAGGCTCACAAAAGGGCTATCGCGAGCTGCTGGCCAAAATCTTCGACCTGCACGTTGAGCCCGCCGTTGTCGTTCAGACCGGACCGAGCACTGAGGAACTGGACGCCCGCATTGAGCGCGCCCAGGCCGAGACATTGCGTAAGCGCGAGGAAATGCAGGAACGCCTGCGCAGGATTGAGCAAGGAGAGTTTGATTGAGCGCCATCGCTTCCGTCGCATCGTTGATCCCCACGCACGACCAGGTGCGCGAATCCCGCGCGCTCGCCGGTCTGAGCCAGCGCGCAAGCGCCACCCTGATCCACGTCAGCCGCCGATCATGGCAGTGCTACGAGGACGGCAGCGCCAAGATGAAGCTGGGCCTGTGGGAGCTGTATCAGTTCAAAACCGGGCAGCTGTGGGTTAAGCCCATAGCGCTCAAGCAGGACAAGAAGGCGGTACGACGTACTGGTCGCGCCGCCAACCTCACGCCATTCAAGGCAACCAAGAAGTCAGGAGCAGGGCAATGAGCAACGCTATCGAGATGTTGAAGAACAACGACACCGGATTGCTCCGGCCGGATCAGATTGAGGACTTTCGCGCCTACCTGGTAGACACCGGCTGTAAGGTGCGCAAGGGCAACAACCACGGGCAGCTGCTGTTTGTGGGCACGTCCGCGGGCTGGGCTCCATTGCAGAAGGGCGCCAATGACACCGTTAAGACGCCGTATGCGCTGCGCTCTGTTATCAATGACTTCCTCAAGACCCCGATGGCGCGCTCACTGTCCCTTCACAAGCGCATCAGTCAGTCAAAGAGCATTCCCCTCAATGCCGACCTGGCTCGGATCGCGGCCGCGGCTGTCACCGCCCAGCCTGCAGCCGTCCCAATGGTTGCGGATCTGCCTTGCGATGAACTGGCAGAGTCGCCTACAGGTAGCCATACCCATGAAATCAGCATTTCGGGGCCGGGCCACCACTTCTCCTCAAATTTACTTCCGCGTTCGGAGGGCGATCACATCCACTCGCTCACGCTGACTGATCGGCGCATTGGTGAGCCTCAGACCTGTGCGGTGGGGACCATGTATCACGATCCGTCCGCACGCTATACACCGGAAGGCAGTACAGCCGAGCGGCCTGCAAACTTTCATGTTTTGCCCGTAGGTGCATCGCCGGACACCTTGGCCAGCCAGCGAGCACACATGCACAACGAAAACGCCCGTCACCTGCAATGGGCTGCGTTTGGCGAAATGGTCAAGCGCCTCGAGGATGAGGGCGAGCCGGAGTCGCCGCACATCCTGCTGTCCCCACGCCTGCGCGAGATGGCATTGAAGGGTGGACTCATGATCGCTCAGTGCCCTCAGTACATCTACGACGGTGCCGTGGCATCCAAGCCCGCTGCAGATCCATTGCACCTGGAGGATCTGCGCGACGACTTCGCTATCCACTGCCCGCTGACCCCGCTCGAGGACGAAAGCCCTGCCGCTTTCGCTGATCGCCGATGGGCATACGCGGACTTGATGATGCAGAAGCGTTCCCCCCAGTACGCGGACTAAGAGGGACCACCCATGCAGTGTCGGTACTGCCTGGGGGAGCGCGTGGTGTGGCGCAATCAAGGCCGCCCCGCCGCTTACACCTACTGCGAGGAATGTCGGCGCCGTAACTGCGAGAAGGCCGTGAAGGCATTGCCTCACGGTTTCAACGAATGCGCCCGAGCTCAATTACCTTTGAAGATGTCGTGACCTATGTACCCACAACCCGTGTTCATCAACGCAGGCAGCACCCGCATCAACCCATCGGTCGCCGTCCGCGATCTGAAATCGGACATCCAGCTGAGCGTGGAACTGGAGATTGGTGATGCGCTGTGGCTCAAGTGGCCGGATGGCCTCATTCAGCGCAAAGAACGGCAGGAGCTGCACCCCGATCGCTGGCAGATCCTCGACGCTTCCCCTTTGGCGGGCGCAGCATGATGTTCCTCGAGCGCGCCGACTTCGAACACGCCTGCGCCGGCGCCGGGATCAATGACCTGGAGCGCGAGGGCGACGGCTATGCCAACCCCGCAACACAGGCCACGTATCAGGTATGGCTGAGCGCTGCGAAGCCGCTGGGCGATGCGGGAGCCAAACCGGTGGCTTGGGCCACCCGACGCGCCAATCGCGTCCACGGGATCTGTCACACGCGCCCACCGGGTCCGGGCGCGGATGATTGGGCGCTCAAGGTTCGTCAAGGCTGGCAGGCACCCATGGCACTGTTCGTGAACGTGCCCGCCGCCAGCCCGACGGCGATGGCCATGGTAATGGAGCGCCAACGCCAGCTGACCATGGAAGGCTACGGCCTGAATTGGGATCAGCAGTACCAGCACAACGAACTGATCCGCGCGGCCGCGTGCTACGTGCTCCAGGCCGCGGGCATTCAATCGATCATGTTCAAGCGGGTATGGCCATGGCCTAACGCCCCGCTCAAACGCTGTGACGCCGCTGAGTCCATCACCAAAGCGGTGGCGCTGCTCATTGCCGATCGTGAACGTCAGCAAGGTGCATCGGTATGAATCTCCCTTACTCGACCGAAGCGGCCGTACTGGCGCGCCACCACAACGAGCTGCGGGCGTTCATTGAGCTGGTCGCCGGCAAGCCGCTAACCCCAGCGCAGGCCGCCATGCTCGAAAGCCTGCTCAGCAGCGCCCCCATCGCGCAAACCACCACGAATTGACTGGCCATGCGCCCCGTAGAGTGGGATCGCTGAGAAATCCCCCCTGTGGGGCGTAAGGGAAGGCATGGCCAGAGCGGCACGACAGAAGGTAGAGCGGTTCGCGATCGATGCGGACCCGCGCTACCCCGAGTTCATGGAGCGATACGCCGCCAATATCTACGGGTTTGCGGTCGAAGTCTGCGGCATGGACGTGACCCATCAGCAGCAAGAGCTGTTCGATGAAACAAGTGTGTTTGGTGCCCGCGTATCGGTAGCGTCTGGTCACGGTACCGGCAAGACACGTTCCTTTGGCGTGATCGGGTTCTGGCACCTGTTCTGCTATCCCAACTCCAACACCTACATCACCGCGCCGAAGCTCAAAACGGTGCGGGAGGGTGTATGGAAGGAAATGACCAACCTGCTGGCGGAAATCAAGAAGGGCCCGCACGCCTGGATTGCCGAGTACGTCACCATTCAGGCCGAAAAGGTCTACATCAACACCCGTTCGGCCAACTGGTTCATCACCACCCGTACAGCGCCACGCGGCTCGCCTGAGAACCTGGCCGGTACGCACGAACGCTATCTGCTGTGGATGGCGGACGAGGCGTCGGGCATCCCTGACGCGAACTTTGGCGTGATCGGTGGCGCCATGACCGATAAGCGCAACCGCTTCATCATGGCCTCACAGCCGACGCGTGACAGCGGTTTCTTCCGGGACACCCACCACAACCTGAGCAAGGAGCAGGGTGGCGAGTGGACTTCGCTTACCTTCAACTCCGAAGACAGCCCGCTGGTGGACATGCCTTTCATCAGGGCAAAGATCATCCAGTACGGCGGCCGCGACGAGCCCGAGTATCAAATCAAGGTCCGGGGCATGTTCCCGACCAACTCGAGCAAGTACCTGGTCAGCCGTGTGGCGGTCGAGCGCTGCATCGAGGGCCCGAACGTCATCCTGGACGGCGAAGCGTACGGGCACGTCATTGTGGTCGACGTGGCGGCCGGTGTGGGCCGAGACAAGACCGTGGCCACACACTTCAAGGTGGTGGGTAACGGCGATCGCATGTCGCCAGATCGGCGCCGGGTGGAAGTGGTGGACGTGCCGGTCTACACCAGCACCGAGGACTGGACACCGGTGGCGCGCAAGGTGCTGGACTACGCCGCGATGTTCAGCAACGTCACGATCATCGTGGACACCAACGCCATGGGTAACCAGTTTCTCAAGCGCCTGATCGAGCTGGGCCCAGGGAACATTCACTGCAAGGGTGTGCGCTGGGGCGAACTGCCGTTCTCCAACGAATACCGCAAGCGCTTCCTCAATCAGCGCGCGCAATCGACCGTGCACGCGATTGAGGCCATCAAGGACGGCGCCATTCGCTTCACCCGCAAGTACAAGAAGGATCTGCTCGACCAGGCCAGCCGCATGCCCTACTTCCTCGACGAGCTGGGCCGGTACCACATTGCCCGTAAGCAGGACATGGCGGCCGAAAACCTGCCGTCTCCCGACTTCTTCGACACCGTGTGCATGGTTTTCCTCGAAAGCGTGGACTACGTGCCGGCGCGCGCGGAAAGCGAATACCTGATCGAGGACAAACGTGAGCACGCATTGAACAAGGCCAAGGCTGAACTGGCCGATCTGGATTAACCAAACCCGCGCCAATGGCGCTCAACTGAAACGAGAGTCCCCTATGCCGCACGTACCGCATGAAATCAAACGCCTGATCAGTCGTGAAACCATCGAAAACGCGATCGACGCCCCGCCCGTGATAGGTGACAACGAGCCATGGGGCCACCTCATGACCGTCGTTGTGCAAGATCACACCGTCGTCACTCACATGCGCGTTATCGGTTCAGGTGGGCGCCTGGCAATGAATCAGCGCCGACGTGTAGAGACTGCCGCGGTACTCATGTTTCCAGGCCACTGGGAGCTACATCAGGCCGCACGGCAAATCCTGGAATATGCCTCAACCCTTCCCCGGGCCACCATCGCTGTTGATATGACGGGAGCAGGTCTGTATCTGCTCAAAACCTTGAAAAGCATGATGCCGTCATTGCCTGCACCGGTGCACATCTGTGAAGTCTCACAAGGCGCCCGCCCACGTAATCCCGACAATGCCCAGCGTTTCCTCAACGTTCGAGCCCAAGCCTGCATTGACGCTGCCGAAGCGTTCGGCGACGGGAAAGTTCGAATAGACGCGATGGAGGTCGCAACCATCGAGCAGGGCACGGCGCAGACGTTCGTGGAGAAACATGGGGTCTATGAAATGACCGCCAAAAGAGAAATGGCAGCTGCGGGGATTGCGCCCACTAGTGTGTTCGACTCCCTGGCCTTGGGCTTTGCGGAAGGCGTGAGCTATGTGCCGGCAGTGGTGAAGGAAATGACCGATGCCTGGGTGTTTGACCTCGATCGCATTGAGCATGCGGCCAATCGCGGCATGGGCGCCAGTTCGGGTGACACCCTGCGGCTGCTGGCCGAGGTGCGCGAGTACAGGCGCCTGCAGAAAGAGTTCGCCCAGATCGCCCGTAACACCCCCCAGACACACTACGTAGGAATCGCACCATGCTCGATCTGAATATATTCGCGGGATGCCGCGTCGTCGAAAGCGAGCTGCTGACCAAAACCATCACCTGGCGCACAGAGCGCAAGTGGTCGCACCGCAAGCGCTACAAGCCTGGCGAGGCCTTCACCTGTCACGCCAAGCAGGTGCCGGACATGAATTCGTATTGGAATTTGGGAGACAGCATCGTGGTGCACCCGGCCGTGGCGCAGCTGATCCGTGACAACAACATCCCGACGCTGAAAATGGAGTTCAACCTGGGCCAGATCCGCAAGCCAATCGACATAGCGTTCAACATACCCAGTCGAGGGTTCGATCCTTGGCAGACAGCTGGGCTACTGCGCGAGTCCTGGTCCGCCATCAAGTTCAACTGATAGCACCAAGCCCCTAGACCCCCTAAAACGCGGTTTTGAGGGGGTTAAGGCGGGGTTTTTCGTCCGAAACATGTACGCGGATAGTTTTTTAGTGGCACATTGCTCGGGCGCCATAGCTAAGCGAGGATTTCCCCTATGCAGTTCAAGTGCTACGCCCACCCCGAAAACGAGCTCATCGACGCAGCCGAGTTCGTAGCCTTCCGGGCAGACAACAAGTACGTGATGGGAGTGTTACCCAGTGGTGATGAACGCCTGCTTTTGAGCCCCGTTCATTGCGAGCCCTGCCCGGAGCGCCCCAAGCGCAATATTTTGACCCTCAAGGCCATCGAGCAGTGCGTGCCGGGCATCCTGCGCGCCAGTCGCGACGTGCTGGTGGTGGGCACTGCCGCCATCGAGGTCGTGGGTGAGATACACCAGCGTTCCGTGCGTACTGTCGCCGGGGAATACCGCCTTTCCCGCCGCCAGGACTTCAAATCATTTGAGCTGGCCTGTGCCGAGAATGCCTTGCGCCGCGCCACCGAGCAGCTGGCCCACCGGGCCTGTCGCATGAGTTCCAGCCAGCCCCGCGCTTACCACGCCGCCTAAACCGCCCCGCCATCAAGCCCGTTACTCAGCGGGCTTTTTCACGCTTGAAAGAACGCCAGACGATTTTATATGCCGCAAGAAAGTATGCCGGGCGTTGTTCTTTGCCTTGATTAAGGCTGCTGGGCGCCGTAATATCCAGCTGGCAAACAAACCATCTGAGAGAAACGCCATGACCGCAAAACGTAAAATCCCCACCGCCGCCCAGCTGCAAGCCCAGTGCGACCGCTGGAATCGAAATCACCCAGAAGGCACCACTGTGGTGTATGAGGCCATCATCGGCGATGGCGAGACACACCGCGGCAAAAGCATCAGCGAAGCCCAGGTGATGGGTGGGCACTCGGCCGTGATCTGGCTGGAGGGCAAGAGCGGCTGCGTGAGCCTCGATCACTGCATGGCCCTCAAGGACGTAGCTGATGCACGGGTTTAAGTACCTCACCCTGGTGGGTGGTGACCTTGTGGGCACTCCAATGCTGCGTGAGGCCGTCTACAGGGTGTCGCTGGCGGCGATAGCCAGCGGGTGCGACCCGTTGCCCGTGGCTTGCTTCGATCTGCGCAAGCGTGAATGGCTCGACATAGCTCTGACCCGTCGAGACCACCCGGAGCTGTTCGAGGAACTGGAGCGCGGCGCCGCCGAACTGGCGCCTGATCAGTTCCAAGCACTGGAAGCGTTGATGACGCCTTTGCCGCCGATCCCAGACAGCGCGCGCATATCGCACCTGGTGGACGATGTGATGCGCATCACTGGTGCCACCCGAAAGGACCTTGCAGACCGGCTCGGGATACAGGCAGCCACGTTGCGCGAATATTGCCTTGGCACTGGCCGCGGAAACATGGGGCCCACGCTTGTGCTCGCTCTTGAGGCGCTGCTCGAACGCAAGAAACTCAACTGATAGAGATTCCACATGATTCAGCCAGAAAAGAACGATTACAGCGCGCGGATTGCTACTGCGGTCGAGGCCAAGCTGCAGGAGCTGGCCAGCATCCCGGTGGGAGTCCTCACAGGGCGCCGCCTGGAGCTTGGAGGCGAAAAAGCGAAGGCGACCGATGGCATGCGTCGTCTGTTCACCGACATCGGCGAGCGCGTCGGTCTGCACTTCCTTGAAATGACCCCAGCCGTGCTGCTCGAGCAGTTCGCTATCCAATCGGTGATCAAGGATCACGACACGGCCGGGCTGCTCAAGAGCCTGATCAACAGCTTTCTGATCGGCTACGCGACACCTGAAACCAGCGATCGAGCGTTCGCGCACCTGGAGGGGATTGAAGACATCCGCACCAGGGTCGCCACGCACCGCGCAAAGCAAAGATTACAAGCACTGGCGGAACTGCCGATCAGCCCTTCGCCCACTAAACACTGAGAGAACGAACGTGGACAACATCCCTAAATTGATCGACATACCGGGCACAGTGCTCGCCCAGCTGGACCCAGAGACGCGCGCGGATGTCCGCCGTCGTCTGATTGAGGAAGTCATGGAGCAGCACCAGGTGGTTTCGTCGGCCTGGAGCCTGATCGATGGCCCATTCGCCGGCGAGGATTCGATCCACGAGCACGGGCGCCTAAAGCACGAGCTGGAGAACCTGGTGAGCCGCGTCG